GGTAAGACAATTACCGAAGAAGATTTAATTTCCGCTGAACTTGAAGTAGTGCCTGCTGGTCCTGCTCGCTTCTGTGGCCTTGATAAGTCGCTTATCGCAGGCTACGGCCAAGATGACAGAGTATGTGCTTTCACATCGCTTTGTGCAGTGCTTGACATTGAAGGCATTCCTGAAAGAACTTGTGGATGCGTTCTTATTGATAAGGAAGAAGTTGGCTCTATCTGCGCTACTGGCTCGAAGTCTCGCTGGCTTGAAGATGTTCTCTTCGTCATCGCTGCGAGAGACAATGATCATTTCAGCCGTCTCGACTTCGCTAACGTTCTTTACGAGACTGACATGCTTTCTTCCGATGTGACTGCAGCCTACGACCCGAAGTTTGGCGATGTATCTAACAAGGAAATGTCTGCCAAGCTTAATGGAGGCTTCATGCTCTCCAAGTATAACGGTGGTCGCGGTAAGTCTGGTGGTGCAGACGCTAACCCAGAGTTCATCGCTAAGGTCAGAGGTATTCTTGATAATGCAGGTGTTAAGTATCAGTTTGATACAATGGGTAAAGTTGATGTTGGCGGCGGTGGAACTATCGCTTCTATCGTTTGTCAGATGAACATCAATGTTATTGATGCAGGCGTGCCTGTCTTGAACATGCACTCGCCTATGGAACTTACTGCAGTTGATGACGTATGGGACACATACCTCGGTTACCGTGCATTCTTAAAACACTAAGGAGAAATTATGGCAAACAAATACACTAGAATGATTGACGAGATCTTCAAGAAGTGGGATCCTACTGGCACTACCAAGTACATTTATCTTGGCTACTGCCATCAAGGTGATGAAGATGGTGGTTGTGATGAATATGACTACATCTGTGATGATTATTGGGAAATTGAAAATCAGTATCCTTACAAGATGGAAGATGAAATCTGTTTCTTCTATGTTCCTGAAGACCGTCCTAAGTTGACTGATGAAGAAGCAGAAAAGGAAAGAGATGAATACAGAAAGGATTATGGGAACCTTTGTCATGAGCTTCTCAAATCCTTTGGTAAGGCTCTTGAGGCTGACTATTCAAGCACCAACTGTTATTGGCATCGTCATTACTTCATCACTCGTGATTACAAGATCATTTCTGATGTCTGCCGCAGTGACGGTGTTGAAGGCGGCGGTCGAGTAGAAGCACACATTGATGCACTCAATGAATTTGATGCAGAGAATGCTGCTGATAAGCAGATACTTGAAAAGATTGAAGACCGCTGCAACAGCCTTTCGTCTCTCTTGAAGAAGATTCAGTATCCGAACAATAAGGCAAAGGCTATCGCTGAAATTCAGAAGGTCTTAACTGAAGTAGGATCCTAATGGATAAAGAACTTATCAAAAAGCAAGCAACTGCTTGGGCTCAGAAATATCTGGACCCAGCTTTTGCTTTTCGTAAATATCAGCTAGAATCTATTTGCTGTATCATCAGTAATGTCATTGACAATGTTAAGACACAGGTGATGAATGCACCGACAGGCTCTGGCAAGTCGCTTACTGCTATCATTTCAGCCGGCGTCTTGTGGGAGTACTATAAGAAGAAGTCTTACATTCTTGTTTCTGACCTTTCTTTGTTTGAACAGTATGAAAAGGATTTGGCGCGGTATCACCTACCTTGGGGACATCTTAAGGGAAAGGACAACTACATCTGTTCTCGAAATGGCAATGTTGTAAGTTGTGGTGACTGCGCTATCAATTTGGTCAGTGCCAGATCTTTGGCTGACCCTGAGTCTGCAGAAAAGGCTGGGTATGACTGTGCTTGTAAATGCGAGTACATTCGTCGTCGTGCTGAAGCAGTCAATGCTCCAGTGACCGTTATGACATACCAGCTTTATCTCATCCAGATGAACTACGTCAATGAAATGATGACAGAAGAAGAACAGTCCTTCAAGGAACGTGACTTCTTAATCTGTGATGAAGCGCATAAACTCAATGACATCGTTCAAGGACACTTCGCTCCACGCATTCCAGTTGACGAGCCTGAGTTCATGAAGACATTGAACGAATATGCGAGAAAGCACGGTCTCGACATCCCCGACTCTAAACAAACAATTCGCATCGCTAATCAGGTTAGAAAGGCTCAGAATCACGCTCAAATCATTAGCGCTATGCAGAAATACTCTGACCTTCTTTCTGAGTATAACGAAATAAACAATGAGCTCAGAGAAGAAGCAAAGAAGACGAAAGACAGACGCAAGTTGATGAAGTACTTGTCAGCTGGCAATATGTCAAGAGAATGTAACTGCAAGTTCGGCGATTTTCTTGAACTTATCAAGGAACTTGGCCCGCAGATTGCAGTAAAGACTGATGGCGAAGATGAGACTATCATAAACTGCACATACGAAGGCGAGATGATTAACAAGTATGTGCATAATCATGCCAAATGTGAACTGTTCATGTCCGCTACCTTGGGCAACCTTGCTCTATACCGTGAACTTATCGGTTTGAGGAATGCTCCTAAGGGTCAATACAAAGGACTTGACATTCCGTCTACATTTGACTTCACTAAGTCGCCGATTTTCTATTCTACCAAGAACCCGATGTCCTTTAAAGAAAAGGACCGTTCTATTGGACCTATCTGTTCACAGATTGAACAGATCTGCGAAATGTTCAAGGGCAGAAGAGGAATCATTCAGACAGGCAATTATGAAAACAGCCAGAAACTGCTTCAGTACTTGCCATCGTCAGTGAAGAAGCGACTTATCGTCTATTCAACCGCAAAGGAAAAGCAGATTGCCATTGAACGCTTCTTGGCTAATGACGACGCTATCCTTGTTGGTCCGACATTGCTTGAAGGTCTTAACTTTGACGGCGATAAATGCAGATTCTCGATATGCATGAAGTTGCCGTATGCTAGCCTTGCTAACAACTTGACTGCAGCGAAGAAGGATCTTATTGAAAATTGGTATGCAGGTGACTGTGTTGCCAAACTTGAACAAGGCTTTGGACGTGGTGTCCGCTTTGACGGAGACTGGTGCGTCAACTACATTCTTGACGGTTGCATCGCTAACCTGATAAGATATTCAGGAGATATGTTCTGTAAGAATACAGTATCTCGACTAAAGCCTATTGCCTAACTGCCTTTTTCTCTGGGTGGCTCCAGTTGGCGTCCTCGTCTGAGGACGCCTTTTTTGTGTCTCAAATAAATAATTTGAGGTATTAGAATATGGCAGATAAACCACACATTCATTTTAATGATCCTATTCCGCCAGGTGGCAGAAGACCGCCTCATGAGCCTCCTCATGAAAAGCCTAACTACTGCAACAATATAAAGAGCTATAAGAGAATACAGAATCCGTATCATTTGAAGCAGTACATCAAGCACATGCTTGGTGCTCCAAGAATATGCGTAGAAATTGATGATGAAACTCTTGACTACATCATTATGGACGTGGCAGACTGGTTCCAGAAGTACTATCTTAACTATGGTAACTATCACGACTACATGGTCTTGAACTTGAAGCCGGGTATTTCAAAGTATAAGCTCTGTGACGATCTTGTTTCCGTCGTTGACTTCAAGACGACAAACTGGTTTGGCTCTATCAATGAACTCTTCACAGTTCCACACGCTTTGCTTTATGACCAAGTGATGAATATGAATACTTGGCACGGCAATACTTATGGCAACACTGCTGCTTACGGTGACGTTCTTGGCAGCTGGACAGCAACCCTTACTTGGCTTGCAGAAGCAGACCAGATGTTTGGCGAAAAGTATACGGTTAGATGGAACGAGTTAGAAAATGAACTTGAAGTCATGCCGCAGCCTCAAAAGCCTACTTTCGGATTGATGCAGGTCTGGAAGAAACAGAAGGCAGAAAAGATGTTTAACGATCCGTTGTTCCGCAAGATGTGCGTTGCTTATGCAGGCAAGGTTTGGACTAATGGATTAAGAAAGTACCAACTCCAGATTGCTGGTGGTGGTTCATTGAATGCAGACTCACTGTTTGCCAGCTATGAAAAAGATTATGACTGGTGCATCGAGCGAGTTGACCAAGAATCGCCAAATGGACATTGCATGGCGGTTGGGTAGTATAAATAATTTACAAGAGGGATATAAAATGTCTGAACCATTAAAGTTATTGAATGAAGATTGCTTGCTTGAGCAGACGGTTGACCAATCATCGCCTGACAAGTTCTTGTATATCACTGGACCGTTCATGGGCGCAGAAAAGCGTAACCGTAATGGACGTATCTATAAGAGGGACATCATTGCTCGTGAAGTTGACAAGCTGCAGAAAGCAATTAAGAACCGCGAAGCAGTAGGTGAACTTGAACACCCAGATACCCAGAAGATCAGCTCTGACCGTGCTGCAATTCTTATTACTGACTTGCACATGGACGGTGACTTCGCTATGGGTAAGGCTCGTGTTCTTCCGACACCTTGTGGTAAGACTCTTGAGGGTCTTATTCGTGGCGGTGTTCACATGGGCGTATCATCTCGTGGTACTGGTTCCCTTGGCAATGACAACATCGTCTGTGAAGACTTCAACCTCATCACCATTGATGCGGTATTCATGCCTTCTTGCCCAGATGCTTATGTTGAAGCAGTTAACGAATCTACACAGTGGGTTCTTGACGAGTCAACCAACCTTTACATCGAGAAGAAAGTAAAGATTGACGAAGCAAGACAGAATTTCAATAAGAAGATTGACACTTACGGCTCTAAGGCAATTCTTTCCGCTTTCAGAGGCTACATGGGTGAAATCGCAAAGATTAACGCTAAAATTAAATAGGAGATATCATGCAAGAGATGGATTTGAATGAGGCACTTGACATCCTCAAGAAAAACAACGCACAGGTCATCAATGAAACTACATCAGTGACTGCGCCTACATTCATTATGGGCAGCATTGGAGTTGATGCTATTCAGAAATTCATGGAGTACATCAAGGACGACATTAAGAGCCAAGCTATTGACCCAGATGAAGGCAATGCGTTCTATGCTAAAATTAATGATGCTCTTGATAACGTTCCCGATAACTTTGAAGAACAGCTTGGCGAAGCAATTTTTAAGGTTTTAGGCGTTGACCCATACGCTGACGGAGAATAAAATGAAAGTAAAAGACGCACTCAATATCATTAAGAAAGCAGGTGGTACCGCTGAACCGCTCAACGAGACCACTTGGACGCCAGGTACTAAAAGTAAGTATGATGGCGGCTATCGTAACATTGTCCCTTATGTTTCACATGGACTTCCAGCAAAGAAGAAAGGTCCAGGCGTTCGTTGGGCAGGATATACATTTACTGCCAAGCCGACTCCTGATATGAGCTACGTCAGAATTTTAAAGACCATTGCGGATTTGGGTAATAGCGCCACTAAGCGTGAGATTTATGATCATCTTGGTTGGCAGTATTCTCCGGGTAACCGCAGTGGTATTTTTGTTGCCTTGCATGACGAAGACCTCGTATCTTATGACAAGTCAACAGGCAAATGGTCAGTCACTGAAAAAGGATTTGACTTCATGAAGGATAATCCTGAGGCATTTGCTACAGCAGAAGATAAAGCCGACGATATTCCAGTAAAAGAAGGCGAAGAAGTCGAACAGACATTTATGGACTTTATTAAGGAACAAGGATATGGCATCTAATATAGATGAAGGATTGTTTGGCGGCAATAGCTACGACAAGTTTAAGAGTCAAGTAATTGCCACTTTAATCAAACGTTTCGGAATTAAGATCCCAGCTGGCATGAAGCGTGCTGAGGACTGGATAAGAGATTATTTCGTCGAGAAGTATTCCGTTTGGGACACTGTAATCGCTATGAAAGACAATTTCAGAGAGTATGCAACAAACGAATCTACTGAGCTCGATGAAGCAGTCAAGACTTTGGAAGACGCTGGTCTTGTATGCGAAGTTTTCATGAAGGACGATAGAGGCAATGTAGCTCTTACTGATTTGGTTCAGAAGATCATTGAAAAAGCCGGTCTCGTCTATGACAACGAAGACGCTGTAACATCTGCTGCATACTACATCGCTGACTTCTACTCCAAGCAGTCTATGCCAATCAATGGTATGGTGATGTGGGGTTCAAGAGACCTTCAGAAATTCAAGAGAATGTGTGACCAGTCAATTCAGACAGCAAATTCAAGTGAAGAAATCAATGCATGCGAGTATAAGGCAGTAACCAATACCCGTTCTATTATGCTTGGCAACCCAGGCAGAAAGGCTCAGTGGATTGAAGAAATCAAGGCAGAATATAAGGCTGCATCTGCAGACGCTGCTGAAAAGCGTCGTCAAGCATACCTTGCTTCTGACGAACATAAACACATGAATGACCCAGGTTGGCGTGGTCCGAATGGAACATGGTCAAACGACTAATATAAATACCAAACAGTAAATCAAACCGTTTAAGGAGATGGTGATATGAATAGAGAAGATGAATTGTTTATCGCAAAGAAAACCGCTGAGAAGGCTGGTTACAAGGTTACTCTCCCGGGTGCCGCTCCTGCAGAACCTGCACCGGCAGGCGATGGCGCAGCTCCAGCACCGACTACTCAGGTGCCGAGATTCAGAACAATGAGCCGCAGTGACTATGCAGCTCGTCAGGGTCAGCAACAGGCTGGTTCGCAACGTCCTTCTATGGCCGACCGATTGGCAACCCTTGCTGCCGCTGCAAAGACTGCAGAAGCACATGGATATCATATTCGCAAGGCTACCCCGGAAGAAATCGCTGCACGTCAGGCAGCACAGACTCCTACACCTGCAGAACCTGCTCCAGCTCCAGCACCGGCTGCTCCTGCAGAACCGACACCTGCAGCTCCGGCAGCACCAGCAGCACCTGAAAAGAAGACTAACCCTTACTTGTCAGCAGCTGCTCGTTTCATGCGACAAGACTAATTAACATTTTTGGCTCCTGACCGTGGGACTCGTTCTCACGGTCTTTTTATGTCTATTGACCAAAGGTAAGTTTTTGTGCACTGTTGACATTTCCAGAAACTTTGTTAAATTTATGGTGGAATATAAATAATTCAACCTTATTGGAAAAGAGTTTTTTGAAGTGAATTTATTAAAGAAAGAGGAACGGTTTATGAGAGTACTTGTATGTGCTTTTTATGTTAAAAATGACAGGTCCCGATGCGCGGTAGAAAGGTAAAAGACTTACCATTGCTACCGTTTTTATTTTCTATAATGAATGTCGCATAAACACAAAACAACTCTCTATAAAAGTTTATTTACAGTAACAGAGGAAACACATGATAACAAACATTATCAAGCGAGATGGTAGAAAGCGCAAGTTTAACGCTGACAAGATCTCGAGAGCTATAACTGCAGCATTTAATGATTCTGGTGAAGCTTATGATTCTGCAGTACTTGATGACTTAGTGGACAAGGTAGTTGATAAACTTAACGAATCTGGAAACAAGACTGCAAAGGTAGAAGACATCCAGAACACTATTGAACAGACTATTATGGAAAGCGGATTTACCAAGACCGCTAAGCACTATATCCTTTATCGTGAAGAAAGAAACCGTGTAAGAGATACCAAATCATCTATCGTCAAGACAATTAAGGAGATTACTGAATCTGACATCAAGTCCTCAAATATCTTGAGAGACAATGCTAATGAATCAGGCGCTACTCCGGCTGGTGCATACGGCAAGATTGCTTCCGAGACGAATAAGATGTATAACCTGTTGAACAACATCAACAGAAAGTATGCTCAGGAACACAAAGACGGTTACATTCATATTCACGACTTAAACCAATATAACCTTACATTCAACTGCTTGTTCGCTCCTGTCGGCAAACTCTTGAAGTCAGGTTTTGACAGTGGTACTGGTTTTCTTCGTGCACCGAAGTCAATTCAGACAGCAGCTGCTTTGACAGCAGTAATTTTGCAGTTGCAGTCTAATCAGCAGTATGGCGGTATTGCTGATGACAACTTGGACTTTGATTTAGCACCGTTCGTCGACCTTTCTTTCAAGAAGAACTTGAAGAAGGAGATTGACCGTTTCTGCAAGTATGAAGGCAGACCAGACGGCGAAAAAGATATTCTTTATGCACACATTGAAGAATGCTCAATGAACTGGCCTTTGAATAAGCTCTATCAGTACTTCCCAGAATATGCTGTAGATGCTGCTTATGACCAGACTGACGACGACACTCATCAGGCTATGGAAGGTCTTATTGGTAACTTGAACTCATTGCAGTCTCGTTCAGGTAACCAAGTTCCGTTTAGCTCATTGAACTTCGGTCTTGATACATCAAACTGCGGACGAATGGTTTCAAAGAACTTGATTCGTTCACAGATGGAAGGTCTCGGCGACGGATTGACCGCTATCTTCCCAATCTTGATTTTCAAGTTGATGAAAGGCTATACAAAAGATGACCGTGACCCGAACTATGACTTGTATCTTTCGTCTATTGAATGTTTGGCTAGACGATTCTATCCGAACTTCGTAAGCGTTGACTCATCATTCAACAAACCGTATGTCAAGTATGAAACACAGGAAATTGACTTGCACGGCGTTGGTAGCGTTGAAGTAAAGCAGCGCGGTGGTTCAACACTTTATGCCTTGAAAGTTGTTGATACTGACTTCTCTGAATGGATTCAGTATGAATATGATGTTGGTCAAGGTGACTATTGGGAAGTAGTTGGAATTAAGGACACCAAGCTTCAGCTCCGTAAGCTCATTCCGAATACAACTGTATCCGCTATGGGTTGCAGAACTCGTGTTCTTGGCAACATCAACGGTGCAGAGCAAACAACTGGCCGTGGTAACTTTGCCTTCCACACAATTAACCTTCCACGCCTCGCTATTGAAGCACATATCGCTTGCGGTGACGAGACTGAAAGAATCAACAATTTCTTTGAGCGTCTTGATAACATTTTGAACGACACAAAGGGTTCGTTGCTTGACAGATTCTCTCTTATCTGTAACAAGACATACGAAAACTTCCCGTTCACTATGCAGCAGGGACTTTACCTTACTTCTGATGACAAGCCACATGAAGTCACCGACAAGATCGCAGAAGTAATGAAGCAGTCAACATTGTCTATTGGTTATGTCGGCGTTGCTGAAGCAATTACCTTGCTTACTGGCAAGACATACGGCGTTGACCACGAAGTTGACAAGTTGGCTCTCAACATCGTAAAGCGTATCCGCAAGTTTACTGACGAGTGCCAGAAAGAAACTCATTTCAACTGGTCATGCTTCGCTACTCCTGCTGAAGCAACTGCCGGTAGATTTGCTTGCATAGACAAGAACTTATTTGAGAAGGAAAAGAAGTTGCAGGACGTTGACCTTTACCGTATCTTCGGCAAAGGCTACTATACAAACTCCCACATGCTCGACTTCTCTATCAAGACAAGCCTTGCTAACAAGATTGCAGTTGAAGCTCCGTTCCACAAGATCACAAATGCGGGTCACATATTCTACTACAAGATGAACGGTGACTTGACAAAGAACTTGCCGGCAGTAAAGGCTGTAATTGATGAAATGTATGAAGGAGATCTTGGTTACTTCACGGTAACTATGGACTCCGATGACTGCCTTGAATGTGGATATCATGGCATCATCAATGACTGTTGCCCTAAGTGCGGTTGCAAGAATGAAGACAAGTTCGTTCGTGTCCGTCGCATCACAGGCTACTTGACAGGTTCACCTCGCAAGACTATCTTCAAGTCTTGGAACGACGCTAAACTTGCAGAGCTCAAGGACAGAGGCAACATCTAATGAATTACGGACAGATTGACACTGAATCAGTGGTTGACGGAGACGGAATGAGGGTTACCCTCTTCGTTTCCGGCTGTCGTAATCACTGCAAAGGCTGCTTTAATCCTGCCACTTGGAACTTTGACTTCGGTAAAGAATTTACTCCTATTGAGGAGAATGAAATCTTTGAAGCACTGAAACCAAAGTACATTGACGGATTGTCAGTCGTTGGTGGCGAGCCCTTTGAAGAAGAAAATCAAAGGGACTTGCTTCCTTTCTTGAAGCGTTTTAAGGAAAAGTATCCTGATAAGACGTTATGGATCTTTACAGGCTATGTCTATGATAAAGATCTTGTCCCTCTTGGAAAGAAATACATTCCAGGAGTTACTGATGAAATCGTCAAGATGGTTGATGTACTTGTTGATGGACCTTTCATTCAGGAGCAGAGAAGCTTGGAATTGAAGTTCAGAGGCAGTGCTAACCAACGTCTTCTTGACCGTGAAACGATTCATTGGTTGCGTTTTGATAAAGATGAGCAATAGTCAAGACGTAGGAAAGAAATTAAATTTGGGATGGTGCCAACCGTCCCATTTTTAGTTATATTGCTATTGAACATACTTCATAAACTACAACTATAAATAAACAAAAGGAGATTCTATGAAGTTATTAAAATACATCATCATCGCATTGGTGCTGCTTTGCTCAAGCGGATTTGCTGTGGGCCTTGCAGATGGAGCTGCCAAGTTCGTTGGCAACATCACTACTAACGGTCAGGTCCGTTCGGACTTTGGTCAGTACTGGAACCAAATCACTGCAGAGAATGAATGTAAGTGGGCGTCTATTGAAGGCAGCCGTGGAAATTATAACTGGCGTGGTTGTGACGCTGCTTATAATTGGGCAAAGCAGAATAACGCTCACTTCAAGTTTCATGCTCTCGTCTGGGGTTCTCAATATCCAAACTGGTTGAATGGACTTTCAGTTGACGAAACGAAGAAAGCAATTACAGCTTGGTTTGACGCAGTTAAGAACCATTATCCTGATTTGGAAATGATTGACGTAGTTAATGAAGCCATCAAGTCAGGTGGTTCATATCACTCTGGATACGGTAACGGAAACAACATTATTGGTGCTCTCGGCGGAGACAATGGAAATTATGAATTCGTTGTTACTGCCTTTAAGATGGCTCGTGAACGATGGCCAGATGCTATCTTAATTTATAATGACTATAATACTGTCCAGTGGCAGAAGAATGAAGGTATTGACCTCATCAATAAGATTAAGAAAGCTGGTGCTCCGGTAGACGCTTACGGACTTCAGGCACACGACATGCAGAAGGCTGGTGGCGGTAACGGCGGTACTGGTGGTGGCGGTACCTGTTTGGACATTAATCAGTTGAAGTCCGCTATTGAAGAAATTTGGACAAAGACACAGATGCCAATGTTCATTTCAGAATATGATATTGCTTCTGACGATGACAATGACCAGAAGAACTGTTATTCTCAACAGATCTCATACTTTATGGAAAATGAACATATCGCCGGCATTACTTTGTGGGGCTACATCTATGGCTCAACTTGGACTACTAACGGCAACTCCGGCATTATTAAGAATGGACAAGATCGTCCTGCTATGACATGGCTCAAACAGTACTTGGCAGAAAATAAAGGCGTGAACTCGACTGGTCTTCCAACAGGCGACGGCGTAACTATCGTTGAACCTGAACCTCAGAAACCTTTCAAGGGTAAGGCATTTGATTTGACTGCTCCTATTGAAGCGGAAGACTTTGACATCCCAGGAAAAGGCGCCGGTAATAATTCATATCTCGTATCTGGTGATTGTGATGATGTATGGAACACAACCTATCGTTCTGGCACTTCTGTAAAGATTGGCGATAAGAATGGTGGAATGGTAATTGGATGTAATGCAACAGGCAACTACTATCAGTACACAATTAAGGTTCCTGAAGCTGGTAACTACATTGTCTATGCTACCGTAGCCGCTGATGGCGAAGGCGCTATTCTGTTCAAAGTTGGCGACAAGGCAGTATCTGATACAATGAAGTTCACAGGCGACTCATGGTCTAAATTTGATAAGATTAAGGGACATGCAACCTTCAGCTCTGATGGTGAACAGATCTTGACCCTTGAAATTGCTCAGGGCTACATTGATGTTGACAACTTCGAGTTTGCAGTAACTGACTGTGCTCCAGGAGATGTAACTTGCGGTGGTCCATCATACAACTGTGATGCTTATCCTGATGATCCTATGTGCAAGACTGTTGACTTTGACTTCCGTCTCGCAGAACAGAAGGTACTTAAGCTTTGGTCTGCCTTTGACGCTAATGGGAAGTGGATGGGAAATGTATCTGCCTATACAGCAGATGACGCTATCCGTTTCATGAAGTTGAAACCGGGCCTCTATATCATCAAAGCAAACGGTAAGTGGCAGACAGTAATTAAGTAAACTGTTTGACATTATTTACAGTAAGGGACGCGAAAAGCGTCCCTTTTTTCTATTTGGAAAGTTTTTGCGGCAGTACCCATTTACAAGTTCTACAAAATTGTTTAAATTTGTTTTCAGATAGAATAAATAACTAAAAGAAAGGAAAACGAATGAAAAAGATAATTCTATACATCTTGGCTTTTGCGGCCGCCCTCTTCGCAGCTGAGGCAGACGTAAAACCACTTGTCTTCACAGGAGTCGCTGACCAGCAGGCTCAATACGAGTACATGCTACAGTATAAGCTCTATGGCTACGAATACTTGAAGATCGGCCAGAATGACACCATTCCTGATAAGTCGGGATGGAACGGTTCTGAAAAAGAAATTACAATGAACCATCAAGTAGTTCTTGGTGGACCAATCTTGACGCAAGGCGCTTTTACAGTCGGTAACGGTACTGACTTGAAGACTGGACCTGTCAGAGCGCAGTCAATGACGATGGGTAATGACAACGGTTCTAACTTTGCGGGCAACTATTGTGTAGCCGATGGAGTTTCAACTCAAATTTCCAACATCATCACTCGAAGCGAAGGCAAAGTATCTTGTGATTCAGTACCAGCTGCCCCGTCTGGGCTTCAGATGCCTACTCTCGTCTTCCCTGACACAACAGCAATGGAAATTACCGTGCCTGACCGTGGAAAGGTCTACATAGATATTCCCGACGAGCCAACCGTTGATATGTTTATTAAGTCTATCACAACAGGTACTGAAGACACATTGTATTTCCGTATGAAGAACAAGGGAACTCTTACTCGTGTATTCGTTGAAGGCTCTATTTCCTTCGGCAACCACACGGTAGTTCAGGTTGTGTATGCCTCACCTGATGGAGACAGCGTAATTACACAAGACAAGTTCCGTGGCAACCTCATGTTCTATACACAGGAAGACTTTAACATTCGTAACACTGACTATTCCAAGCTGCAAGGAACTTATATCTCCACAAAGAAGATTAACTTAATTTCAAACATTGACTTTGCTGGACAGTTGCTTGCTAATGAACTTGAGATTGGCGATAACTTCAGTGGTAAGAATTTCAGATTCGTTAAGTTCAACCCAGATACTCTTGACTTTCCTGAGTTGAATAAGCAAGGCGGCTTGAGAGAAAATGACAGCACAGTCATTATTCCGATTGAACTTAGTGATACATCAACTATTGAGGTATTCTTTACATACTGCTTTGATATGAAGGACGGAGTCACTGTTGAAGACTTCAACCAACCGCCATTCATTCCTGTATGTGGAGATACATCAATTACCACAAAGATTCCTATCGGTTCTAAGGCGCCAGTAGATACGATTAAGGTCAATGTAAAGGTAGATACTCTCGTAGAACCAAATGAATACTTGATTATGCACATTGACAGTATTAGTGGTGCGGTTTTGCCTAACGGCGAGACTTCAGGCGAGTTGAAGATTAAGATCATTGATGCTAAGGCTGATACGAACAGAGCTCCGAAGTTCGCTACGGAAGATACTACTTTGTTCATTCCTGAAAACACAAAGCCAGGAATTATTGGAACTATTGCAGCGACTGACCCGAATGGCGACAAGTTGTCATACACCATTCTAGGAACGGTGCCATTCATAGTAGACAGCGTTGGCAATATAAGTTCTACAAGAGAGTTTGACTTTGAGAAGGAAAAGCAGTTCACATTCAAGTTGGTCGCTTCCGATGGTAAGTTAACTGACACTTGTAAGGTAACTGTTAAAGTAACTGATGTAAATGAGCCTGTTCATGCAAAGGACACAACCTTCAGCATAGATGAAGGTAAAGTCGGCGACCTAGGAAAGATAACAGGGGAGGACGAAGATGGAAAGCCTGTTAAATTTACTGTCAATGATACTAATGCTTATCGCATCGATAGCACTGGGATACTTACCTTGGTAACTCCGTTTGATTACGAGAAACAGAAGACCGACACTGTGACTGTATATGTTACTGATGGAACATTTACAGATTCTGCTATCGTAATCATCAACATTAAGAATGTGAACGGTAACCCTGAACTTCAACCAAATGACAGTTTGACTGTTCCTGAGAACTGCAAGAGCTGCATCGTTGGTATCATTACTGCAACTGACCCAGATAATGACCCAATTACCTATGATGTAATTCAGCAAGGATTTACGATTGACAGCAACGGCGTGTTGAAGTTGACTGACCCGCTTGACTTTGAAACAACACCTGAAGTAAAGATCACAATTCTTGCGAAGGATCCGAACGGTGGTGCAGATACTGCTATCTACGTCGTCAAGGTTACAGACATCAATGAGCCTGTTCATACAAAGGACACTACTTGTTCTGTAAAGGAGAATTACACAGGAAAGATCTGTAAGGTGACTGGTACTGATGAAGATAAGACAACTCCGACATTCATCATTTCTGACACAACTAATTATTCTATTGACTCAACAGGAACTATCACTATCAAGAACCCGATTGACTATGAAAAGAAGACAAAGGACACTGTAAAGGTTATCGTCACTGACGGTGAATTTGCAGATACTGCGACTATCATCATACGAGTACTTGATGAGCCTGAAACAGTCGAGATTACAAAGTGGGACGATGAAAAGCCTAAGGACACTGTAAAGACTAACGATCCTGACCATCGCTTTGAATGGCAGGTATGCGAAGGCGACACTTGTAACGGTCACATCGAGACACCTCACATCAGAAAGGACACAACAATTAAGGTATGTAACGACAAGAAGACAGTATGCGACTCTATCGTTGTTCTGTTCAATGACGCCCCTCCTGTGGTCACATTGACAAATGCGAAGAGCACAGACGCCTACATTGACTACATCACTATTGAGGAAGTTAAAGACGATAAGATCTACGTAAACAAGAAAGATAATCAGTTGACTGTGACTGTCAAGGACACTGTCCACAAGACAACGAAGTCCTTCCCAATTGACGTCAAGCTAGATACAGTCCATGTAAGTTCCAAGAACATCAAGGACTATTCATACTTGATTGACGAAACATTGGCGACATACACATCAATTGGTAATGGTAAGTTCGAGAAGAAGGAAGTTATCAAGGACGGCGATGTAGTTATTACATTGACTCAAATCGTTGATAAGCATCACGACAACTTGGACACTGTGCAGACCGTTACTTACACTGTCAAGCAGGATGGAAAGGAATTGACCATTTCTTATCAGACTGACAACTTGACAGGAACACGAGTTTCTGACTACAAGGTTGCATATAAGATTGATTCTTGCACAACAGTTTCTTACTACTTGGACGACAATAAGAAGATCTCCAAGAATAAGGAAGGCAACATCGCTTATACTGTGACATACGACTATACCGACGATTTCGGCAACAAGGCATCTTCAAAGGTTGACATTATCTTTGACGATATTCCGCCTAAGGTTCAGATCTTGTCGCCGACTGACTTCGAGAAATTCAACTCTAACGCTGTAAACGTAAAGTGGACAGTAAATGGAGAGGTTCAAGATACCTTGACATTGCAGCGCCTCACTAAGGGCGTGAACCACGTCGTCAGACGCTACGTTGATAAAGCCGGCAACGTCGCTACTGATACTGTGACTGTGATTATGAATGAAGCAAAGGACATTGACATTAGCCTCGTTCATCCAGTAACAGAAGTTGACCAAGACAAGGTTGACGAATGGTATAGCGACTCGCATAACAAGTATGATCCTAAGAAGCCTTACGTCATCAAGACAGTAGACCCTAAGAATGACACTTTGCCTGACGTTATCGGCGTTGGTTTCAAGGTTGACATTGCATTGCCTTCTGTCTCGCCGACTGGTGGTTTGGCAACACTTGATGATATCGTCAAGAACGGCCAGATTCCTGTTGATGACAAGGGACATATAGTTGGTGCTTCTACTAAGGGCATTCCTGTAGACCAGTATGTTGAAGAACATTGCACAGAAGACTTCAAGAAGGACTACAAGAAGCATGGTCTCAACATTCCATTGTATGATGTGACCTACAACATGCACTTGTGGATTTACACAACTCAAGCAAACTACGTAAATGACTTCGTTGTAGAATATACATTGAACGACGAGGACAAGGCCACATCGGCTGGTACTGTTCAGATGGTCATTGACTGGCTCTCTGACAAGGATGGAAATGTAAAGGCTAAGAATCACCATTCACTTGGAACTTCTAGCTACATTACATCGCTTTACGCAAAGTCTGTCGCTAAGCATCGCTGCGACTACAATGAACAGAAGAAAGGCGACAAGACTGTAAAGAAGGATGAAACAATGAAGGTCTTCGGTTACAAGCGTCCGAAGAAATAAACGAAATAACATAAAGACTTCAAAGGGTTACCAGCAATGGTAACCCTTTTTCTGTATAAATACATTATGGAATTAGTAGAAGCTTTGGAAACATTAAAATCTGCAGACTTGATTGCTGAATCATTGACAGCGAACAGACGAAAGTTCTATGTAATGATTGACAAGTTGCTTGAACCTTTCGAGACTGACTCTTACTATTATGAAGAGCCGAACGACGCTATGGGCGAAGACGCTATCGTTCTTAAGCGTTCAATTCTTAAGAAGATTTCAAAAGAACAATTACAGCACATTGTTGATGTTTGTGGATATCAGATGTCTGTTCATGCCCCGAAGAACGGCAACGACATTTGGATAACACCAGTAAACGGTGATGAATTGCATGACGATAACTTTGTCTATGAAGACGGTTATCGTATTCTTTTCCATGTTAGCCCAGTCAAAGATCTTGACAAGAAAGGCATTCGTTGTAAGTCTCGCCCTACTGACAAAGAATTTGACGTTTATCATGGCCGTATTTACTGCATGATGACTGACGACGATGTTGACCACGCAAGATCTATGGTCACTGCTGAACACAACAAGCACAAAGCACATCTATACACATATAAGATTAAAGTACCGAAAGGATACGAAATCTATCCTGACCCGACTACTCCTGACGGTGTCTATTTGACAAATAACATACCGCCTCAATTCATTGAACGAATTGATGACTTTGACAATGACATTGACCACTACATTGAAAATGAAGAAAAGAGACGGCATGACCTCGCTGCACGAGCAGCCAAGATAAATAATTTAGACGGTATTAAGCTCTAAAGGAATTTTATGAACGAAGAAAACAGCTTTATCAAGTATCTTGTAGATGAAGGCGTTCTCGACGGTGACATTAGCCGTTGGGATATGGCTAAGATTAACAAAGGTATTGCTCCAAAGTGGGCAAAGAAGGTGACTGAAATCGGACCTCGCCCGAAGCGTCCTGAAACAAGTTCATCACCTTCTGAAGTAGCGATGCGCAGAGTCACTGAACCGAACTATCGCCCAGCATACCGTGAAAGCGATATGAAGGCAGACAACGCTGCAGAACAGAAAATGAATCAGCGCATAGCTGATATTCTTCAGAAGAAACTCGACTTCCCTATCGCTGCTACAAAAGACGATATTACGATTAACACACCGCATGTAAGATTCTTCGTTTACCCATACGGTTTCGTCTACAAAGTAAAAGCAGTCTACAGTCCAACCCGTAAAGAAATGAAAGACTGCGAAAGTATTGCTGAAGTTATTCAGTTCATTCAGGCTTGCCTTTCAAAAGACATGCAGATTGAAACTGCTCTCGGCATTCTTAAGGATAATGGAGCTGAAATCATCAAGGAAGATACTGACGAATATGATGACGCTGACCTCGGTATCAACGTAAACCCTAAAGAATACCATAAGCAAAAGGGCTTGATGAAATCCTTGAAAGACCGTATCATCGATGTCTATGAGGAATTCATTCACCGTAAAGAAAAAGAAGCTGAACAGTCCTGGAAGAAAAATGTTAAGTACCGCGCAGGTACTAACGATGAAGACAGCCTTATGGAAAACTATGAAGATTGCTGGAATGAAAAGTTCCCGCATAAGAACACAATGACTCCATTCGAGTTCTATAAGGTAATGATGTCAAACTACGATACCCGTGACTTCATCAAGTCTAAGACTGGTAAGCAAATGGGAAATTACGTCCAGCCAGATCACGATGACGACGACGATGATGATACAAGCCTTGAAAAACCGAAAAATGGTGACTTTGAATACTGCCAGCGATGCTGTAAGAGTCCAACTAACAAGAAGAAATTCATTGCAGAAATCAAGAGCTTGTTAAGCAAAGCAAAAACTGCAAAAGAATTCATCAAGCTGGCCGCAAAGCGTGGTGACAACTACTTTGATATGTGGGACAAGCTTGATGACAAGATTGATAATCTTGAGGATAAAGACAAACCAGTTCCTAAGGAAATGAAAGAAGAATGTCAATTCTTTAGCATCATGAACGATTGCCTTGAATACGAAATCGGTGATGAAGACGAATGGATTGGTATGTGCTGTAAAGAAGCCGGAACAATTCAAAAAGTTAAGAAGGTATTTGAGATCTTGTTTGCTGAAAACTTCAGTACTAATGCTGCTAAAAAGGCTGCTGCATTTGTTCTAGGTAAGAGCGGCAAGGAAAAGAAAGGAACTGCAAAGAAATCATCTGAACAACAAGTACCACCTATCGTCAAGGTGATGTATAAGTCATTCATGGAAAAGATGAAAGTCAAGTACATCTACCGTGCAGTTAACGTAGACACTGAATGGGTTGATGACCAGCTTGATGATATGGAAGACAAGTGGAACCAAGAAGATAAAGCCGAGTACTTGCGTAAAAACAAGTATAAGGAAAGAATGGGCTTAGCAAATGTCAACCTCCACGCAGTTGGTAAATCTTGGGCTTGGGCTGAAGATGAAGCAGATGACGTTTGTGGTGGCGATGGCGATACTTACATCATTGAAGCAGAAAATGATCCTGCTAACGTTGACTTGCCAATGTCTGCCCTTTGTTTTGCTGAATGGTCTCATTTCAAGAACAACGGTACTGTAGGTGGCGGTGAATGCGAAGTTCGAGTACTTAACGAACTTGATGTTACTGTAACTGACGTATTCATCGGTAAAGGAAAGAATAAAACTCACCTTAACCGTCGTGAAACATATTACAGAGAAGAAAATTAACTCCCAGCCGAAAAGCGGACACGTTTCACACTTGAAACCCCGGGAAATTTCCCGGGTTCTTTTTTTGACTTCAAAAATCACAATTTTGCGGCGAAGTCCTAAAATTACTACTGAAAATTTCGTCAAAAAACGTCATTTTATTACACATTTTGACGATTTTCGTCTGAGATTCCCACGAAATCTCCCAAAGTGGGTAATTGCCAATATATCATCAAAACCGACGAAAATAAGTGTAATATAAATACTAACGGAGAAAGTATATGTTTAAGAGAAATGAAAACCTCAGAGCTGCCGGTGAGCCAGTCGCTATGACTGCCGAACAGTTGCAAGAATACTTGAAATGTAAAAGAAGTGTTTTCTATTTTGCGAACTACTTCACAATTCGTGCTGCTGACGGCGACCACCCAATTCAGTTGAGAGAATACCAACAGCGTTTGGTAAAGTCAATTATCACAAAAGATCCTGACAAGAATAACCGAATCATTATGATGGGTCGTCAGTCAGGTAAGACAACTATCGCTACCCTCTATTTGACGTGGTATGCGCTGTTCCACCGTTCAAAGACTATCGCTATTCTGGCTAACAAGGCTGAACAGGCTGATGAAATTATGCTTCGTATTCAGGAAGCATACATGGCCTTGCCTTTGTGGTTGCAGCAAGGAATCGTGAAGTGGAATGCTGGTGAAATGATTTTGGAGAACAAATGCAGAATGTTCTCCGCAGCATCTTCATCTTCGTCTATTCGTGGTAAGACCGTTGACATTGAACTCGTGGACGAGTTTGCTCACTTGGACAACAACGTTGCTGACTCATTCATGATGTCAGTTTTCCCTACCCAAGCTTCTAGACCTGACTCAATGCTTTTGCTTATCAGTACTCCTAACGGCATGAACCACTTCTACGACATTTGGCAAAAGGCTAAGTCTGGTCGTAATACATTCATTCCTTGTAAAGTCCAGTGGTATGAAATTGAAGGTCGTGACGAAAAGTTCAAAGAACGAGTTATTCGTGACAACGGTATTAAGTATTTCATGCAGGAATTTGCTTGCTTGACTCCAGACCAAAAGATTACGCTTAAAGACGATAACGGCAATATCAGAACATTAACGATTGGCGAAGCGTATCAGTGGATGCGAGATTGCGGTGAGCTGGAATAAATAAAATATGGAAAACATAACCTACCGAACAAACCTGCTTGAAACAGTCAATGTGGACAACATAGTGCAGAAAGATATGGGCTCTATGGATTTTGGCGATTTTGACTTTGGCGACGTTCGTTGGTATAGATGCTCATTCATGGATGTCGGAAGACCAGATAGAATCTCGAAGATCATTTATGATACGACTAACTACTGGCACTTCCTCATGTGGTTCAACGGAATTAGCGACTGCTGGAATGACATTCGTGAAAACATGATGATTAAGTACCCCGACATCAATTTGGTTAGAGAAGCATTTAAGCTCTACCGTAAGAAGGAGAAGTAAATGGAACAGGAACTTAAAGAAGCACTTGAAACACTTGATAGTGCAGGTCTTATCGCTGAAGCTAGTGGATGGACTGCTCAAGATGTGGTCGATGAACTGTATAGAAAATTTGACCCTGACTTTGGTGGCCTCAACGGATGGTCTTGTAATGTAGGACCTAACAACACAGTTTTCGTTTATCATAAAGACTATACATACAAAGTTTCAATAAAGCCTTCTAAACAGACTGTTGAAATTAAGATCTATGCTGGAAAGGCTCAGTTCACTGGAAAAGTTTTTGACTTCATTGAGTTTGGCACATTTAAAGACTTTATGCAGTACATTATTAAATACATTCGTTCATGGGGAAAATAAAAATGGAATTGAATGAAGCATTAGAAACACTTGAGCAGAATGATCTCATTCCTATGAATGAGAATGAATTGTCCGATTACTTGATGGATAAAGTCTACAGAACTGCTGAAGAAATTTACGCCCGAGAGATTGACGAAAATGTTCCCGTTCTCGATGGTTCTAACCAGCCTTCTCGTGAATACTTGGAGCGTTTTGATTATCTATCTGACAATTTAAAAAATGCGGTTAAAAGGGCGTCTACAGCCTTGTATAATGACCTAAAGTCAGAAGGAATAGATATTAACGTAGAACACATACAGCATGAAATCTATGCTGCTTTGAAATTATACAGCAAATAAATACAATAACATAAAGGAGAATAATCATGAGAGGAGAAGTTAACAAAGATTACATCCGTGGCGCTTTGAAGTTCTTGCGTGAAGATGTAGAGGACGAAGTTCCTACCTCTATTGATGATTCTGGTGTACCTGCTGACGACGTTCCTCCTGAGACAGAAGAAGGCGAAGAATGCGAAATGGTAGACTGCCCGGACTGTGGCGGTACCGGAGTCACAACTGACGAGGACGGAAACGAAGTTACATGCGAGACTTGTGGCGGCGAAGGATGCGTCTGTTTGGAAGATGCTGAATTTGACTTTGACCCAAGCACCGGCGTTTGCCCTTGCTGCGGTTGCAAGTTGAATCTCATTGAGCCGACTGAAGACGGATTGGCTGGTGAAGAGGATTTGGGCGGTGATGATATCACACCTGATGACCTTCCTGCAGAAATCTAATCCATTCTTACATCGATCTTGAAGGCTACGGAATAAAATCCGTAGCTTTCTTTTTATGCAAAAACTTTTTTATTATTTACCCAAACAAAATTTTTAGCCGTATCCTCGGAACGAACAGCAACCCAATGCGAGTATCGGTAGAGGGACGCCATTGCCAGCTATGATGTAGGTAGCTCACAAAGGGATGAAATTACTACAAGCGAAGTGCAGACTTACAACCTGCACAATTAGCCGCCATTAGCGATAAAGGATGTAGTCGGAATACAGGATGACCGCTCCGTAAGCCTTTATGTAAGTCTACTTACAAAGTCATACAGTTATACAGATGTAAGAAAAAAGACTTTGACAGTAAGTTTCCTGGATAGGCTTACTGTCTCCAGTTACCAGATACAGAAAAAAGGAAATTTGACCGGAAGTTACCTTCTAAATAAATAAAATAGAGGTAAAATGTCAAATGGCCAGCACTTCTATAAGATCTATTTGGAATAACCCGTATTACCGTAACTACAAGCCCATTCCTAAGTGGGCGTTTGTGGTTGACTTCGGTAGTTTCATTTTGCATAACGACCCTGCTATTCAGCATAATGGTCTTATTGATTCATATAAAGACATACTTAGCCAAGCACTTGTGAATGTCGTGTGGGGCAAGAGAGAAACTTCTATCGTCAAGACATACTATGCTGGCGTAGAGGCTAACTGTCCAGGACGAGTTCAAAATACGGGTGAATTGAACATTACATTTAATGATGACCAAGAAATGAGAATTAGTAAGTGCCTTGATGAAATTTTCAACGGCGAGTGCTCGAATGACGAGTACTTTGAAGGAAATGGCGCTTATATTGGTAATGTGAAGAGCGGATTCAATAAAGTAGACCGTTCTATTACTGTTCATATTCTTAAGCCGCAGACTGTAATGCAGTCTGAAATAGTCGCCCCAGAATATCAAGAGGCTGGCTCGGTTACTTTCCATAACTGCATTCTTACCGGCATTAATGAAGAAGAATTTAGCTACGACAATCATGACGATATCTTGCAGAGAACCGCAAAGATTTCCTATGACTATATGATTGACAACAGAAATAAGAAGGTTGGATAATGGGAAATTTAAGAATTGCGAATTTCATGAATAAAGGACATGCGACTCCAGCACCAGTCTGGATGTTCCAAGTCTATTTCTATTTCAACGAGAATTTTCAGAACTATCACAAAGTACCGACTGATGTAACTACATTGGATACATTCACTTGCATCAAGATTGACTTGCCAAGATTTGAAGATACATTGAAGGCAGTCAATTTCTTGGGCACTGAAATGAACTGCACAGTCTATCGTGATATGACTGGTGAAACTGCGCTTGACTTCTGGTGTCAAGCTGGCGAGAAGATAGGAAACAAAGATCCGTCAGAAATTTCATTCCTGGATATGATTCTGCCTGGAACGGATGGTGGTCTTATGGACTACTTTACTCATAGCGAGTTCCTTCCGCCTTTCAGCAGAATAGATATCGTTCTTAAAAACATTAACGGCGACAACTTCAGAAAGATCCGTCTCTATAACCCTCAGATTAAAGGCTTTGAGTTCCAAGGCGCATGTAATTATGAGGGCGATGAAGGATTGAAGTGGACACTTAACGTTCACTATGATGGTTGGGAGGAGGTCAGAAACTAATGAATGTAGCTGACATCTTTTGTGAATACATCTACGGAACATTCTTAATCGTCGAGGCAGCACTTGAGGTTGGTATTCATGCTGCCCAGTCGTTGATGCACATGCTTAACGCCTTCTTTGACGCTGTCCTTTCATGGTTCAAGTACGTCGTTGATACGGCAATGGAGGCCATCTTAAACGGTGTCAGGGTCATACAGAAAAAATTAGTAGACTTAATCTGGGACGGCTATAAGACAGGTCCAGATGGGAAGAAAGGAAGTAAGTTCTGCTCGAACTTGTTCCGATGCAACATCTTCCTTGACCAGATGACTGACTCTAACTCGCTTATCTGTAAGACCCTCATCAAGCTCGGCGTCATGACGAAGGAACAACAGCAGTACATCAACACAATCATTCAAGACTTCAATACATTCCAAGAAACGGTATGTAACTTCGGTTTCACTTTCAACTTCGGCCTTTCTGCATTGAAGAAAATGCTTATGTGGTATAAGGAAAAGATTGAAGAATTCTTGAAGATGATTGAACGAAAGAAGGACCAGTTAAGACGCTTGCTTCAGACATACTTGAACAGGCTCATTGACAGTGGTATCTTTGATTTGCTGATTAAGCTCAGAAAGTTCTTCAACTGTATTCTTGCCAACAGCGATACATGCTCTAACATCGCTACTGCTAGCAACTATTATCAGAACTGCTTAGGTTTCCTTCACATTGAAGAAAACGGACTTGGAGGCTATCGTATCAACAGCGATGACCAGAATAAGTTTACGAATGCGTTTGACTCAAGACTCAATAAGTTGAACAACAGTAAGCAGGAATTGCAGCAGCTCATTGACTCGATGATGAACCCGTCAGATGTTCTTGCTGCGTCTAAGGCATTTAACTTGGCAAGCAACGTCTTCCCTGGTGGAATGTCTTTGACTGACATCAAGAATGGCAACTGGTCTAAGAACAAGATGGTTCATTACTTCCAAGTTCGTGCTGATGAATTCATGGAAGCGTTCTGCCATAAGCACAAGATTGAAGACTCTACTGCAGGCTCAACAGAATACTTGCTTAACGGTATGAGCATCAATGATAAAGATGGCACTATCACGATGAGAGTCAATGACATCGTTGAAGTCATTAACCCGAATGACCCTTCCACAATGCAAGGGTATACAAACAACATGCTCGGTTACACAACCGCCGATTATGAATACTATACACCAGTCGGCGAAAACCCAGATGCACCAGAACCGATTTACTGGAAGGGAAGAATCATTTCTGCTTTGTATGGCGCTATAAGAATTTCAGAAGGCGACAAAGAACTAGCTGAACATTGCCAGAATACATATTCTAGAACTGTTAATACATTCAGTGAAGAGGAGCTCGTTACAGCATGGTAGAAGCTATGGCACAGTGGATTGCTTTGGGCGTCATGTTTGCTATTATCTGTGTAGCAGCGTATGAAGTCGTAAACTTCTTTTATTGGTTGATTGATAAGTTTAAAAAGTGAGGTGATTATGTTAATAAATGAAGCAATAGAAAAACTTGGTAGAGCAGGACTCATCTGCGAAGATCATGGGATGGATCCTGAAGAAAGAGCGTGGATGGTAACGAACGCTGTCGCTGGCCTTTGGCTAGACGAATTTAAGAAGCAGTTGCCAAAAGGCTACCGCGTTGAATTTGTAGTAGGCAATAACAATGTAACCGGCATATCAGATAAAACGCCGAACATTAACATCTATAACGACAACTATAAACCAAAAGGTCAGTTCTCGCTTCCATGTTGCGAGAACCCAAGAAACATTGCTTTTGAAAACTGCTATTCGTCAAGTTCGTTCAAGGATCTTAAAGGCGTTCAAGTAGCAATTCATTACCCAGGCGTTCGTCGCATGGCTGACCGCTTTACTTTGCCACAAGAATACAACATTGAGAAGACAGTCGCTAACATCATCAAGGATTTCGTAAAATGAGTTTGGAAAAAGAACAAAGAGACATTCTGTTTGATGCCTGCCGCTCAATAGCTACGAATAAAAGAACTCCTGAATGGATTAGCGGCTACTTGACACAAGCAGTTATGAAATGCAAACAGCTTGCAGAAAAGCAGGCATTTCCCGAGTCTTTAGATAGTCCCAATTCAAGTGACAGACCCCTCGCGTCTAATGAACCACTTAAGGTTGGCGACCGCGTAAAGACCAAGATGTTTGACAAGACCGAATACACAATGACTATCGTAAAGGACGATGGTATTCTCGATGACGTTCAGTTGTGGAGCTGTGGCGAAATTGAAGGCCACGGTAAGAGAGCGGATATTCCTGGCTACGTCATTCCAAATGTGCCATCGCATTGGTTAAAGAAGGTATAAAATGCTCCCGTTAAATCAGAACCCAGATTTCAAGAATGAAGGACAACTTACTCGTCCAGTAGATTACATGGACATGAACGGCGACGATCTTTACACAACAAGCGTCGTCTATGGAACTGATGCTCTTGACCAAGCTATTGAAGCATGTATCGTCACTGAGCCTTGGGAACGTCTTTTTAACATTGACTTCTGGTCGCCGTTCTATCGTTTGCTTTTCAACCAAGAAGGCGAAGCAGAGACAATAGTTCAGCAGACCTTTGACGTCATTGAGAAATGGGTTGGTGTAATGATTCTTCGTAATGAGGCTGAAGTCAATGTCAATTCAGCAGAACATGTGGTAACATTGAAGATTCCTTACATCTATGTTGATAACGGCACTAGCTATAAGCATACCTTCTCGCGTGTAATAAGCAAATAAATAGAATAAAGGTCAATATGAATTTAGATGAATACACGCAGTTGCAGTTCTCTAAGGCGTTCAACAGAGCGGACATAAATGATACGCCTGCAGTCGCCGATGAATCCTCTCCTAGCCGAGAGGTTTATCATGCTGACCCGAAAAAGTGGACTGCTAAAATAATTGATGATGAAAAGCTCTTGTTCTTCAATGACCGATTCTTGAACATCTCTAAGCTTAAAGACGAAATTGAAAAGCTCTATACATCACAGGGCTATGAGCATTATGGATTTGCTAAATTGTCTGAAACTGAGCTTGTAAGATATAAGACACTTCGTGATATCATATGTGGCGAGTTTTTGCGTGAATATGGTGGAGAGGAACTCGACCCAGCCGCAGTAGCACAGATTATCTTTGACAACGAAGCGAAGGAATTTGAGTGGAGACCAGAGCAGTTGACAGTTTAGGTAAGTTATGATAAATCAAAGCACGAACAAATTACTTGAAGTGAGATTGAAGGTTGATGAGTGGATCATTGAAGAGACACTTACTCGAATGGGTATTCCCGACATCAAGAATAAAGTCTTATATCAGTCTTGCCATTTGCTCAAGCATTTCGGCTCTTACTACATTGCTCATTTTAAGCAGCTGTTCGTGCTTGGACGTGGTAAGGACGGTTATCCTGGTTTTGGCAATGTTTCTTTGGAAGACATTGAGCGCAGAAACAGTATAGCATACTGTCTTGTCAAATGGAATATGATTGAGGTCATTGAGCCTAAGGAGATTGAAGAGCATTCAACTCGCATATTCGTTTTGCCACATGCTGAAAAGAAGAATTGGCAACTTATCAAAAAGTTTAATGTTAAGAATCTTACTAATGAATAGAGGTTGAGATGGCAAAGAAACCAAATTACAAACCGGCGCCATTTAATGAAGGATCATTCACAAACATCTTTGAAGAACTTGGTGAATCCGCTGCTCTGCGCGGTGTCCTTTCATGGAAGAATCTCGTTGGTAAAGAAGTAAAACCTCAAGACTTGATTAACGCTACTAATCAAGTTGATTTTAACGAAGTCTATAACCTGGCCTTTGAAAATAAAGGCTTGGGTATTCTTCAAAATGAATTTGCGAATAAGTCTCCGTATGAAGTTATGGAGAACGTCGCAGCTCGCGTCGCTGTGAAGTCATTACATGAAAATGAAAAAATTGATGACGAAACATACAGCAAGTTTGTTGTGAACGATAACGGTCAAGAAAAATTTCGCATTGACGATATAAAGAATGACCAAGCGACCCGAGAAAAGTATGCTGCAGTAAAGAACAACTTCAACAACTACTTCGAGAAAGGTGTCTTCGCTATGCAAGAACGCATTAAGAAAGGCGAAGGCAATATCGTTGACCCAATTACGAAACAGAAACTCAAAGACCCAGGAGTTTTGACCAAAGGAATGGAACTCGCTGGCAACGTAGCTGGCAAGGTCGGTGGTAAGATCGGCGAGATCGTCGGTGTAACACCTAACGCTCCTGATATTTACTCAAAGATGATTTTCGCTGCGATTGGTGGCGGCAAGAAACTTTGGGCTAACTTGAAGAACATGGCTGCTAAAAGACGCTTCACTGAATTGAAGAAAACATCAGTCAAGGACTTGAAGAAGAAAGTCTCTGAAGCGATTGAAAAGGCAAAGCCAATGGTTGAAGAAGAAAAGAAGAATGGTGGAAAGCCTGCTGAAGAAAAACCTAAAGAAGAAGATGGTGTTCAGCCTTAAGGAGAAATATGAAAGAAGAACTTGTTAACATCGTAAACGAAATTTCAGAAGAATGCTGGAAGTGCATTGACAAGTATTCTCTCGCAGGATTCTCAAGAATTTCTGGTGAACTCGCTACTGCTGGTGGCGAAGGCAACGGTGTCTATTCTTTGACACTTACACCAAACGAAAGCGGTTCACTTGTGCTTGGTGAAGACTATCGTCGCCTTCTTCTGCAGGCTATCGGCGAGTATCAAAGATTCTATAAAGAAATCATTTCACAGTTGCCTGAACTTCAGAAGATGAAGGTTTTGAAAGAACCAGCAAAGGCTGAGCAATATCCGCTTAGGGGTTTTGAGTTCTTGAAGAACTTGACATTCCAAGACAATGAAGCAAAGGCTGCTTGTGAAAAGTACTATGACCTTGCTAAGACTATTGAGGAAATTAACTTCCCTGCTTTGACAAAGTTGACACACGGCGAGTTTGCTAAAAAGATGAACGACATCAAGTCACTTCTTGAAGGTAAATCAGTGCCGCTCGTTAAAGACGCAAAAGTCAAAGGCGACATGGAGAATGCTCCAGACTCTATCAAGACTGAGGAAGGCAAGAACGCTGAACAACAGCAAGAAGAAGCACCAAAAGATATTCCTGCTGAAATCAAGCAAGATTCTGTTAAGTCTGTAAAAGGCTTTAATGCTATGATTGAAAACCCAGCTAACTGGGGTGCTTTCAAGAATAACATTTCTGCACTCAATGACGAACTTAAGCAAAAGAATCCGGAGCTTGCTAAGGCAGCATCACAATTCGCAAAGCAGATGGGTGGTGCTAACCGTCTAGCATATTTGTGGAAGACACTTCAAGGCTTAGGCATTAAGGACGCTATTCTTGAATCTGCTGAAATTGACTTTGACATCACTTCTGCTGAATTGCTTATGCTTATTGAAGAAGAGGAAGCAGCTCAGAATCAGCCAGAAGAAAAGAAGCCAGAACAGGCAGAGCCTGAAAAGACTGATGAACCAAAAGAAGAGCCTAAGCAGGAAGGCGGCGACACCGCTGCTGCAAAACTTCTTGCTGCTGCAAAGGATCTTTTGAAGATTGATGATGAGTCTAGGTTCGTCGCTGCCTATAAGGAATGGCGTGGCAAAATCTCTCAGTTAGCACAGAAAGCAAACAAGAAAGAGCTTGCAGAATTGAAATACGCAGATAGCGATGATCCGTTGCTTAAACTTGCTAAGTTGAATAAAGTCCTTAAAGAAGCAGCAGAATATGGACCTATTGAGGCTGAATTCTTGAAGAGACTGCATGAACGATTAGACTAATAGAAACACAATCATTCTAAAGGCACGGAAATAAAATCCGTGCTTTTATTTTCTTTAAATCTTTGTTATATTTTACCAAGGGTAGAATTATGAAGAAAACAGAAATTATTGAAACGATTAAAGAATTTGTTGACTTACTACCGATTTATGCTAAGAATAAGAATTGCCTGCCGCCGACAATTTCTATGCAGCAGATATGTGCTATAAATCTGCACAAAGAAATCATCATGAACATTTACTACTGGAAGTTGGCGCCAGAAAGTCCAGACGTTGTAGAATGGTGCTCTGATATGGTAGAAGATGAAAACTTTGAATATGTCTATAAGAAAATCAGCGACATTTGGGAGAAAAGGGCTAGAGCAGAAATCAAAGAAGTAATTAAGGAATTGGAAAGCACACCCATAGAAGACTGCAAATAAATATAAAAAATAGGAATTGAAGTCTATGTGGAGAGCATCACCAGAATTTTACGGCAAGCCTATGGAGTACTGTCACCCGCATCATCGCATACCGAGTGACATTGAACATGCTCCAGTGATACCGCCTTGGGAAGAATGTTGCCCGGGTGGTGATGATAATTGCGAATGCGTCACATCTGGTGACGTAGCTCGTTGGAACTACGCTTACGAAGAACTTTCTGCATTTTCTGGTGTTGACCTCCAGAAGATTGCTGAAGACGTTCAAAAATATGATGAATTTGCAGCCAGCGCTGATAAGTGGAATTGGACTTATGGCGAAGTTTCTGGCAATGAAGATGAATGGAATAAGATCCGTGAGTTGTCAGGCGTTCCTGCACATCTCGAACTCCACGATGAACAAATTGCAGAACTTTCTGCTGGACAAGCAGCTTTAAGCGCTGACCTTGATAAGAAGGCAGACGCTATCAAGTATGATATCTATGACCGTGAGACAAATCCTGAAGGCTCGTTCATACTTGACGATGATCTATTGAAAGTTAAAGACTATCCTAAGCTCGCTATTTCAAAGCAAGCACTTGAGGATATTCAAAAGCACTTAAAGCCAATTCCAAACACACCTGCTCTATATGAATTGTATCAGAGCCCTGAGTTCAGTGCTTGGAGTGGTTATTCCGCATTTGGTCCTTACCCAACACGCCTTGAAGATGTTTACATTACTGATGGCGTTGCTTGGTGGATCTTGGCTAACGACAGACGACTTTCTGCAATGGACGTCAAGAATGTTACTCAAGATGGACTCTTAGACCAGCATTGGTCTGCTATTGACGAATTATGGCGCCGTTATCGCGGTATGTCTGGTGAGTTCAGCAACATCAGATGGTACACAGGCGATGGCAAGACTATCTCCGCTACAAAGACGCATAACAGAAGCGGGGCAACCCCTGAGATTTATAAGCTAGAAGTTATTGACCTCCCTGAAGAATGGAAGACAAAGGTCGCTTCTGGTGTAGACGCTCGTAAAAGAACAGATGTTCTTTCCGCAGAAATAGACAAGATAAACGCTAAGTCGTTCTTCGAGTTCAAGCCTCGTGAAGGCCGTGATATTTCTGCTTGCACAGGTGATAACATTATTTGGTATGACGGAGAGTAGTAATGGAACAAATAGCAACCTTGATTTTGCAGAGCGGTAACATAACAGCTATTATCTGTTTTGTTATATGCTATGTAGTCATCTGGGCACAGCGAAACAAGACAAAGAAAACTCGTGACGCTGCAACAGAACTCATAGAACAGACTATGAAGACTATGAAGGATCGTCAAGATGCATTTGACGAAACCGTCGAGTACCTTAAAGAACAGGTTACAACATTAAAGACGGAGAAGGAGCTTATGCAGAAAGATATCCAATTCCTTAAGACTGAACAGTCTGACGTTAAATCAGACGTTAAGGAAATTAAGAATACTTTACAGACTATGGCTCTTGCGCTTGAACGTCTCGCAACTGCCGCAGACATCAACAATAAGAAGGACAAATAAAATGCTAAGTGAATTTATCAAAGAAAGCAAAGAATTTGGACCTAAGGAAGATAACCCGCTTATCTACACTTTGGTCATCGCTAAAATCGCTACTTCCTGCAAAGAAACAGCAAAAGAAGACGAGAAACTTTTTGCGGTGATTGACAAAGTTGAGAAGATGCTGCCGAAGATTGACACAAAGCGCATTAAAGCTGATTACTCACCGATTGGTCTGTTTGGCGTCATGGAAAACCGCAAGGGAAGCGACGTAAGGGAATACGTCAAGCAGTATTTTGAAACATTTGAGGCCCTTGCTGCAGATGATGAGAAGTCATTCTCAAGCGCCTACGAAGTACATCATTTGTTCAAAGAGTTAAAAGACTCAAACGAATTTAAAGATTTTCTCAAGTCTTTATAAATAAAATATAGAAAAGGTTTTAGGAGATAAAACATGGCAAGAACACAAGCAAAAAATCGTAAGAAAGTAAGTCTTTCAGAAGGATTCCTTGACGGAGAGGAAGAGGAAATCCAGACTGCTGAAACTACAGCACCGGAAGTACCTCCTGAGGACGATCCTACAAATATCCCTGACGACGATCCTGAGAACGATATCTCAGATGAACCGGAAGGCGATGTTCCACCTGAAGACACACCGGCTGACGACACACCGGCGGCAACTGAAGACGAAACTGGCGTTGAGTCTGGCCGTGAGGAAACAGCACAGGAAACACTTGATGCTTTGCAGACATTGACTGCAAACATTCAGGAATTGACTGCTGCAGTAAAGGATTTGAAAGACCAACAGGCAGCTGGTGCAGAAGAGCCTGCAGCTGATGCTGGTTTTGACGACACCTCTCTTGAGGAACCTCCTGCTGAAGGCGAGACCTCAGATATCTCTGGCGACGAAGGCGGAGAAGAAACATCTACCGAAGGTGGCGAGGAAACTTCCACTGAAGGTGGTGAGGGAGAAGGTGGCGAAGGCGAGTCTACTGAAGATAACACCGACTTTGAAGGCGATGAAGGCGGCGAGGGTGAGGAAACAAGCGAAGAGACAAGCACCACAGCAGAAGCTCTTATTAAGTCATTCACAGAACCCGGCAAGCAACTTAACGAAAATGGCCCAACTCTTATTGGTAAGGTATACAACTACCGTATGGATAAGCTTGAACCAATCGTTATGGGCATCGTAAAATCAAAGATTAGAAACCGTATAGAAGGTGCCAGAAAAGAATTCAGAGCACAAGCATATAAAGACCAATACGGCGAATAATCGCTTAAATTCTTAAAACCTAGAGCGGTAGCAGAAATGCTACCGTTTTTTGCTCTAATAAATACCGTATGGAAAATCAGTTCAAATCTTTATGTGATGAATTTAACATCGAGCCTACGTCCGATGAAAAAGTTCTTAGTGAAATTACCCCTCAAGCAGTTCAAGAATTGAGGGATGAAAGAAATGATGACGATGCAGTCATTGACTATAAGGGACAGAAGTATACCTTAAAGCATCTTAAACTTCTTGAGACCTATTGGCAAGAGAAGATTGCTGCTGACGGTGATGTCCTTGAGACTTTGCGACAAATGTGTAAAGTCGGTGCAGCTCCAAGATATTTTGAAGTATACTCCTCGTTGTCAACTACACAAGCATCTCACCTTAAAGAACTTGAGTTGCTCAACAAGATCATAACTGACTATCAAGTCCAAGAAAGTAAAGAAAAGATGCAAAAGGAGTCAATGGACCAGAAGGAGCGTTTGCTGCAGATGAAGGCAGACCAGAATGCTGCTCTTCTTGGTGGAGGCGACACTTACAACATCCAGAACAACAACTTTGTCGTTACATCGTCCCAGCTTCTTGAAATGTCTCAAAAGGCAGATGAAGAGGCTAAGGCGTTGGAGGACAGTATTCATGCGGAGTTTAACTTAGAATAATGCTGTTTTCAGTCTTTTACAGAATCCAGAACCGTGATAAATTCTTTACACGCTTCTGCAATAGATATATAAAAATAACGGATGGCGCCCTCCGTGAGTCAATGGTTGACACATGTGAGGAGCTTATGGAACTTATTGTTAAGATGATACTTGATAGCGACAAACGAAATTTGACCGCTATTCTTGCAAAGCAAAATTCAAAGAATGCTAGAATTTTCTTTGACTACATTACTGGCTCAAAGACAAAGCACATGAAGAAGCAAGATATCATCAAGGCAGTGGATGAGTATTTCAAAAAGGAGAATGAAATGAAGAACATATCTGACTTTCTCTGTGAGGCAGTAAAGCCTGTTAAACTTACCGAGTTTAAGTATAAGCCTTTTAAACTCACAGAAGCTGATGATGATGCTGACTTTGGCGAAACTGATGCAGGAGGAGATGATGCAGATTTTGGAGACACTGGCGGGGACGATGATTTCGGCGGTGGCGATGATTTTGGCGATGATTTCGGTGGCGATATGGGCGGTGATGACGCTGACCCGTTCGGTGATGACGCTGGTGGCGATACCGATGGTGGAGATAATTCTGATACCGATGCTGCTACTGGAGAAGACAACCCAGACGATCCGTATGATATTGAGGGTCACGAAGACGATCCTGACTTCACTAAAGGACAAACTTCTGGCGGTGATTTAGGTGAGCCTGTTCCTGCTGGTGCTTGCGTCTATGATGCTGAAGGAATCTTCAAGTCTATTGACGCTGTAGTTCAGTCACTCCCTGACCTTGAACTCGCAGAAATTGACGCAGTAAAGAAAGCAGTCACACTTATCTTCAATGGTAAGATTCTTAATCCTGAGGATGTAACATTCCAGAATCCTAAGAATGCAATGTATCTTGTCAAGAAGATCGGTGAAAATGTTGATGAAAGAACTTGCCGCTACTTGTTCCTTAAAATCAAGCAGCCTCTTATCAAGCTCCGCGATGCTCGTAAGGAAGAACTTGCTAAGATGAAGAACGACACTCAGAATATCAGAAATACATTGTCTGCAATAGACAAATAAATAAGTTATAAAATTGATGTGAGGTTATTATGTTAAACGCCGATACGGCTAAGTGGGATGGGAAAAATCTTGTTCTCATCCAAGCCGCTGATGCTTCTGGCTGCAGCCATTATAGATTGAGATGGAATGCCCTCTACTGTGCGGGCATTGACTCTCTCGGGTTCATTCCTATTGTGTTGCCATTCGCGATGTTTGATGCGATGTACTTGATGCACACAAAGGCTATCATTTTCCAGCGCCCAATTTTCAATGAAAAGAAAGAGCTTATTGAACGCTATAAGGCGCTGCAGCCTAAATTTGGCTACAAGTTAATTTGTGAACTTGATGACCAAGTCTTTATGATTGATGGTCAGACAGTGCCAAAATACAACTCAGCTTATGAAACATTCAAGAGTCAAGACTTGACAGATAACTGTCGTAAACTCTTCCCGTTGTTTGATGAGATTGTAGTTTCAACGCCTTATCTTAAGCGAAAGATTGAAGAAATTTTCGATGTCCATAATGTGACAGTGATTAAGAACGTAGTTCCTCGCTTCTTGTGGAGCTATCCTCGTAAGCAGCACATTACAGAAGACATCAAGAAACCGACTGTCGTCTATTCGGGTTCGCCTACACACTATGCTAACCCGATACCGAAGTGCCCAGCCTGTCCTAATGGCGTTGAGCCAGACAAAGGCGATCTTGAAGGTGCTTGGTGCGATTGGGTTATCAAGAACGTCCGTGAAGAAAAGATTAACTTCATCGTGATGGGAACTCTCCCTTGGTTCTGGGAATCTATTCGTGACCGCATCACAATCATTCCTTGGGTAGACTGTAACTCGTTCCCACGACAGGTTATGGAAACAAAGGCAGACTTCTCTATCGCTCCTTTAGTAGAGAATACATTCAATAAGTGCAAGTCAAGCCTTCGCTTCACTGAAGCATGTGCTGCTGGTATGGTCTTCCTTGGTACTACTTTTGAAGATTCTCCTTATAATGAAGTACACAAGGACGAACAGGTACCGCTTGGCTCGACTATTGAAGAAATTGATGCTAAGTTCTGGCCTTTGACTAAGAAAGACAAGTATAACGAATTGCTTGACTGGCAGTATAAGTACATCAACTCAAGTGGTTGCTGGCTTGAATCCGATAAGCACATTAACGCTTGGCTTGATATGATTGATAATCAGTCAGTAGGCAAATCGTTCATCTAAGATAAATAATATATGAATCTAGATGAATACGCATTGCAAGAAGCCCTTCGTGTAAAGTATGTAGTTCGTAATGGCAAACGAGTAAAGAAGTGGGTCACTACTCGAAAAGGCAAGTACCGTGTCGAGTATGATGAAAACGGAAAGCCTCGTGAAGTCAGAATTACAGCGACTGAAAGACGCAAAAGAAAATTGGGCCAACGTCGTGGTAAGTTGAAAAGACTTGCTAAGATGGGTCGCATTGAACTTAAACGTAAGAAGTCATTCATTACACGTCGTAATATCGGCATGCAGTATAACAAGAAGTTACCTGACATCGTAACCGCCCGTGGTCCTAACGGGCGTGTTTCTGGTGCACCGACTGGCGCTCCAAAGATGGATACTTTGCATCCAGTCAAAGAGTCATTGATTCTTGAAGCACCACATGCATATCTTTTTAGCGATGCAGATAACGATTACTGCTGGGACTTCTATGCTGAAACCATTGACGATTCAAGCTGGCTAGAACAGGTCATTGACATCTATACGAAACGTCAAATAATTACTATCAACCCTGACGGTTCAAACCCGAACGAAGGCGAACTAAACGGGTTGAGTGACGAACATATAGAAGACATCACAGAAAATCTGATGTATAGTTTGGAATTTATCAACTATGCAGCAGACGCATTCGTAAATGCTGATGAAGACCTTAAGGAAAGATTTAGAAACGCGGTTCCAGCAAAGCTCTTTAACGCTATGCTGCCGATGATTAACTCTTTGACTGTCAAGAAGGACAAACAGAGTAAGATAAATAAACTAGAGGTATAATAGATGGATTTTAATTTAATGAACCCGTTCTCACCGAAGTTCTTGCAGGTACTTCCTGACAAGGTTCAGACTCGTGAATTGACTGCGCGTTTGAACTCATACGGCGTTGGTGAGGACACGCTTGACATAAGCCGCTATATTAGAAGTATCTCTGGTCAGGCAGCTCCGGCATATCCGTTCGAGCAGAACAACATTATCTTCGAGACCGTTTTTGCCTCAAAGAGACAGCGCATCAACTTCTATCGTAACATGGCTTTGTATGCCTTCGTTAAGAAGTGCTTGAACATTATCGTATCAGAATGCTGCTCAAAGACCGTTACTGGTGAAGTGGCTACATTTGACATTGACCCTGCTTACAAGAGCGAGTTCACAAAGACTGAATACAACTCGTTGCTTGAAGAATTTAACTGGGTCATCAACTGCGTCATTAAGAAAAAGCAAGTAAAGGAACTCTTCCGTAAGTGGTTGATTGACGGAGAACTCTTCCTTGAAATCTGTCTTAACGACCAGAAGAACTCTGTTGCTGGCATTAAGATTTTGCCACCTTACTGCACGCTTTGCGTTTATGAAGATGGCGTCAGAACAGGTTTCGTTCAGGATCCTACTCTTGTAGACCCAAACACACCGAACAAAGAAATTAAGAAATTCACAACCACACAGATTGCATATTCTTGCTATGGCCTCTATAACGGCAATAACCTTAATGACGTAAGAGGTCACCTTGAAGCAGCCATCAAGCCTATTAACCAGCTTCGTGCTATTCAAGATGCACAGACAGTTTACTTCATTGTTCGTGCTCCTGAAAAGAGAATCTGGAAAATTTATGGCGGCGGCATGGCAACATCAAAGCAGCCAGAATACTTGCAGCAAGTTATCGCACAGTATCGTCGAGACTTGAATCTTGATCCACATACTGGTCTTGTCAATGGCTCTGCTAATACACAGGCATTGTCTCAGGACATTTGGTTCATGCAGGACCGTAACGGTCAAGGTTCATCTGTTGAAACACTCAAGGGCTCTACCGAGTTCCAGGGTATTCAAGAAGCATTGAGCGGTTTCAAGGAAGAAGTCGCTGACGCTCTTGAAGTACCGCCTACACGCTGGAAGACTGACCCAGGTGGTTCGCAATATGTTCAAGGCTTGGACGGTTTGTCTATTGACGAAAAACAGTTCCAAGAACGCTGTGCTGAATTTGCAGATAGATTCTGTGAAGTCATTTACCAGATCTTTATGGTTCAACTCCAAGTTTCTGGTTATGACGAAAAGTATCTCGACTCTGCCAAGTATGATATTCGTCTTGTCCCAGCAACCGATACACGCAAGTTCCGTGCTATGGGTGAGGCTGAAAAGAGAAGCGGTATTCTTGGTACTGTCTCTACTATGCTTCCTACTCGTGGCAACATTAAGGACGATGGCGAAGAAGCACCACCGATCTTCTCTAAGCAATTCGTATTTGAGGAAATGCTTGGCTATAACACAGAGCAGTATCTTAAGAATGAGGCTATGCTTGACCGAGAGATTGCTGCCTTGAAGGAGAAGGTTGACGCCGCTAAGAAGGAAGGCGGAGATTCGGAAGAGGTGGACGAAGGAGATATGGACTATTAAAATCTTTGGTATAAATATACAAAAGGAGATTTAAATTATGGCCGAAAATGCAATGTCTGTATTTACTACTAAGATTAAGAATAACCAGGATTTGGCTAAGTCATGGCTTTTCTTGGTCAACTTCAAGTTTGACAACAAGGACCTTGAAGATTTGCTTGATGCTGAGGAAATGTTGCTTCGTGCTAAGACTGGTACTATCCCGGGTAAGTCATTCGGTGAATTGGTAACCGAGTTCATGGGCTCAAAGCTCGTCTATCCTGGTAAGGCAACTGTTGATGGTGACTTGTCCATCACATTTGATGAATTCCAAGATCTTAAGATCACCAAGATTCTTCACCGCTGGTCTAACTTGATGTTCAACCACGCTATTGACGACGATATTGACGCAACTGGTGTTACTGGTGGCGCTTATTCAAATTATCTTAAGGACTATTCCGCAACGATTATCATCGACTGCTATGACTCAACATTGACTCATAAGTTGCCGGTATCGTTCAAGTTCCGTTTCGCTTGGCCGAAGGAAATTCCTCAGACCGAACTTAACATGGAAGGCGACTCTAAGATTCAGCGTCAAGTAACATTCAAGTATTCAACATTTGAAGTTATCTCAAACGTCTAATAGGTAATACATGAAAAAGAATTTAGAAACATACTTGAAGAGTGAGGTTGAGGCTGTTCAGCACCTTGACGAAAGTGTCGTTTCCATTGGCGAGACTGATTCTTTCAAGGGTGATGAATATACAGGACCTCACCGTCATGAATACATTCTTTGGGATCCTAACACAGGTTGGGGAAAGACCGGTGGTCCGATTGACGAACCTGATGGTAAGGTAAGACTCAATGCCGGTGTTCATGAACATATGATTGTGGACGGAAAGGTTCTTGAGGTAGCTGGACATACTCACGAATTGAAGAAGCCAGTTTACACAGGCGACCATAGCCGCTATACTCCACAGGCAGTTCAAGTTAAAGAGGTTGATGACTAATGAACGAAATTGAGAACACAGTCACTGATGAAGTTCCAGATGATTTCTTGAGTTTTATCGCTCAAGATGAACCGACCAATGACCTCAAGCCGCTCTATCAGTTTGCGATGGACAGTTTGATGTTTGCGAACAAGGTTCATATCTGGCATTGGAGCTGCAGCAGTGGATTCCAGCATACTCACTTTGAAGCGGTTTACGACGCTATTCGTGACTTTGCTGATGCGCTTGTTGAAACGGCAATGTCTATGGGCGGTCAAAATTCTTTCGGCCTTGAACAGTCCAAGCAGTACCAAATCAACAACGAACCGTTCTCAATTGACACTGCTATCTTGAGACTCGAGGCTTACCGAGACGAGCTCACAGCCAAGAAGAAGCAGTATTCATTGAAAGTATCGTTAGAGAATCTTTTTGCTGACATAATCGAGAAACTCGACAAGGAAATAGGTCTATTGAAGAACTTCTCGTAATAAGAATCTATACCGGAGGTGACAAGCCTCCGGATTCTTTATGCCAGAAAATAGAAAAAAATGGGTTTGACCTGAGATAAATAAAATAAGAGATGGTGGTACCACTCGTTGTTAAAACAAATTGGAGGATTAAATGGATAAGATTTACGAAAAACTCTCCGCTTGCCTTACACCAGAGGACTTGAACGAAGTAAAAGAAATCTTCGAGAAGCATGTTGATGATAAGGTTCAAGCAAAACTCGATGAAGAAACCAAGAATCTTGCCAAGAAAGCTGACGAATTCTGTCAGAAGAAAATCAATGAGGCTGTAGCTCAGAAAACAGCAGAACTCGAAGAACTTGCTAACACATATTGCGAAAAGCGTTGTAAGGATATTACAGAACGTGCCCAGAAGAAGTTGGATTCACAACGTAAGAAGTTGGAGGAAGCAGCTCAGCAGTATATCGTAGAAAACTTTGAAGCAAGTTACGTCGAACGTCTCGGAAAGGATCTCGATGATCTCGAAGAGGCACTCTTGACAAATCTTGACAGATGGCTTGAACAGACTATTACTGAAAAGATTAGTCCAGATTTAATTCAGAAGCAAGCAGTTAACGAAACATACGCACCGATCATTGAGGCAATTAAAAGTGCATTCCAAGATCAGTATGTGGCTCTTGATTGCTCTGGAACTGCAAAAATTCAACAGGCAGTTTCTGAAGCAGCTGAATTGAGAAAGGATTTGAAACTTCAAGTAGAATCCAGCTATGCTTTGAGCAAGAAACTCGAGGAAGCTGAAAAGCGTGCTTTGATTGCAGAGAAGTCTGCAGGCTTGGACGCTAATAAGCGTGCCCGTGTAAAGAACATGTTTGAAAGTAGAAAGTATTCCGATGTAAAGAATTCTATTGACGAATATGTATCTATGCTCAATGAAAGCGCTCCGGTTATGAAGCGCCCAACTGCTCAGCGTTTGACCGAGCAAAAGTTGAACACTCAAACTTTGAAGGTTGAAGACACAACTCAGGAAACAATTACTGAGAAGTATCATCCGAAGAAGAATTTGAATGCTCAAGAAAACTTCCTCTTGACTGCTGCTCGCTTCTCTAAGGGCGAATAGTTAAGTTTTTAAGAGAAAAATCAAAAAGACACAAATAAATAAAATAAAATGATAAAGGATTTCATCTAAATCATTACATTTTCACAAAACTCATCGGAGGAAATAATGAAAGGAATCAGAAAGGAAATTGTTGACTACTGGTCAAACGTTGAAGAAGGTTTGTCAGTTGCCGACATTGGTAACAAGTATATCAAGGAAAACGTTGCTCAGTTGATGGAAAACCAGGTTACCCAGGACATCTACTCTGGCGCTTTGCTTGAAGATTTCGGTATTGGCGTTGGTGCTCCTACTGGCGCTGACCAGGGTATCCCACATGGCGGTGATGCTAAGGCAGTATTTGCCCCTGTATCTCTCGCACTTGTTCGTCGTGTTTATCCGCAGTTGTTCGCTAACGTTCTTGTTGGTGTTCAGGCAATGCAGGGTCCTGTTGGTCTCGCATACGCTATGAGAACTGTTTATAAGGACGAGCTTGATAAGGGCCGCGTTGTTGAAGCAGCATGGAAGGACGTTCCGGAGTATTCAGGCTTCACTGGTTCTCAGAACGGTACACATGGTCCGGCTGACTCTGGTCTCGGCGTTGAAACTCAGGAAGCAGAAAAGTGGTCAGTAAATAACCACGACGGTCTCGGCAAGATTCCTGAACTTGCTATCATGTTCAGCCGTCAGCCGATCGTTGCTAAGACTCGTAAGATTGCATCTAGCTTCTCTCTTGAATCTATTGACGATATCAAGAAGATGCAGGGTGTGGACATGGTTAACGACATGGTTAACACTCTCCAGTACGAGCTTACTGCAGAAATCGACCGTGAGACTATCGCTCGTTGTAAGGCTTTGACTAAGGTCAAGGTTCTTAAGCCGAAGGAAAACGTTGAGGAAGAGAGAAACAACGAATGGTCTGGCCGTTGGTCTCAGGAAAGAATCTCTAACATCATCACCCACATCGTAGCTGCTTCTAACGACATTGCTATCGCAACTCGTAAGGCTCCGGGTAACATCGCTGTTGTATCTCCGGCTGTTGCTACTGCTCTTCAGAGCTCTACACAGTTCTTCAACAAGATCACAACTGATGTAACTGGTTCTACTGCTACATGCGAAGTTGGTACTTTGAATGGTGGTTCTTTGAAGGTCTACCGCGATGCTTACGCTGTCAACCACGGTGTTGATAACTGCGAAGTTCTTATCGCTTACAAGGGTGCATCTAACGATGACGCTGGTGTAATCTTCTGCCCATACGTAACAGGCGTTGTAAACCAGGCTATTGACCCGAATACCTTCTCACCACGCATCGGCATCATGACAAGATACGCCTTTGCCAACAACCTTCTCGGTGCAGATAACTACTATCGCACATTGAAGTTCGAAGGCCTTGACAAGAAGATTGCAGGTGACGTATACTAATAGTTAACTGGGAAACAGAAACAATTAACACAAAGGAGAAGTATAGAATATGAAACCTACAGTTCAGAATCCGGACCTTTATTTGGTTGGTAACGATTACGTTCAGGCACCTGTTTCAGCTTTCTACAAGACTGGTTCCGCTTTTAGCGGCATCGGTCCTGACGGCGAACCATACGTTGATGACACATACCGTGACGGTATCTATCGCGTATTGTCCGACGAATTGACACAGGGCGCTTGGTCTGCAGATCCTTGGAAGGACCCACATGGATTTAACAAGAGAACAATTCTTGTTGACCCACAGTCTCCGATCCCGACTTACGCTTCTGGCGATAAGGGTGACTTGTACTCAGTCGCTGACGTCGTTTACGGCGTTGGTAAGGAAGACAAGAAGGACATCGATCCGAAGACACAGTCTCCGGTTAAAGACTAATCCTTAACCAATAAAGAATTAAAACGGAGTACTTCGGTACTCCGTTTTTCTGTATAAATATAGAAAATTCCATTTGAGGTGATGATATGAAAAGTTCAAAGAATGTACCTCAGTCAGGCGATTTGGCAGACATTGCTAAACAAGTCATGGCTGAACAAAAAGAAAATCCTATTCCTGCCAATGCCGTGATGGTCAACACGGAAATGATGCCATCTAAGGGCGTCGGATATAATACAGCGATGTATGTTACTCCGTTGACTACACAGGATCTTAAGAACCTTAACACAATGACTGAGGAAAATGCTACCGCTCGTATCAACGGTGTGCTTGCTTCATGCGTTCATGGCGTGCCCCTCAAGGACATTCTACAAGGCGATAAGCTCTGGCTATTGTTCTATATTAGATCTGTCACTTATGACGATTTTCCGATCTTTATTAAGTATAAATGCAAGGATTGCGGACGTCAAGGCGTTCATAAAGTAACAATGAAAAACCTCAACGTCAGATACTATAAAGACACATACGAAAAGTTCTTGGAACTCCCGAAGTCTGGTGCTAAGGTTGAACTCCGTTTGCCGACTATTCGTTACGAAGACCGTGCTAACAGCCTTAAGAATCAGGCAGACTTGAAGCAAGCCTTTGACCCTGAGATTCTCGACTTGTGCATCTACATCGAGTCTATCAATGGCGAGCGAGCATCTGTCATTGAAGCGTATAACTTCTTGTTCAATATGAACGCATACGACTTCTCTGTATTCAGCAACTACCTGCTTGACAACAACTTTGGTATCGTTCCTACCGTCAAGATTCCTTGCGAGTGCGGTATGGAAATTGAGCAAGGCATTGGATTCACACCTGACTTCTTCATGCCGAACTTTGCCAAGTATAAGGACATGTAAACCAAGGAACATAGATGAAACCGAACTGGCTGTTCTTACAGCCAGTTTTTGTGTATAAATATAAAAAGAAAAGAAGGATCTCTTTATGGCTTTTAATACACATTACACTCGTTTCACATATCAAGAAATGATTGATGACTTCACTAACCGATTGAAGTCAGATGAAAGATTTAAGAAGTTGCCAGCAGCGTCCATCTATCAGATGTTTATGGAAATGCTCACAGCAACGATGGACATGACTAACTTTTATATGCAGCGAACTGCAGAAGAGGGTTTCATTGATACCGCTAGACTTGACTCTAGCATCATTAAGCATGCAAAGACTTTGGGCTACTGTCCGAAGAAACCTTCTCCGGCTGAAGCAGAAATCGCTATTACCATCAAAGGACCGCTTCCTAAAGCCTTGAATGCTGGAGCTACTGTCTACTTCTCTCAAGAAGACACACCGCTCTCATTCAACAGCAACAAGTATATGTTCGCTACTGACTATTCATATACATTCACTGCTGACGATATTATGCAAGGCCGTGATTCTTCAACATGGCAGAAGAAACTAGTCTTCAGTAAGAAATCCGACGACATGAAGTACATGACTCTTGCAGGCATTAAGTACTACAAGGCAGGCAACGTTGAGCCTATCAAGGTCATTCAGGGCGAAGTAACTACTGCTGAAATCAAAGGCATAGCAAATCTTCGCAAGCTCGGTAAGAATTATCAGTTCTATGACATTGACGATCTTGAATTTTCTAACTGGTATGGCAGACGAGATCCTACTGCCTACAACTACGGAAAATACAAGAAGCTCTCTGGCTTTACCAAAGTCGGTATTGGTAGAACAAAGGAAGAGGCATTCAACGAAAGCGAAACCGCAAAGACGAACTTGTTTGATATTGAAGACTACTCAATTTACTTGAACCCAGCTGTTCTTGCATACGAAGTTGGTGATGATTCAGACGACGTCCTTCAGGTCTGTGCTATCACAACAAACAGCGACAAGACTACTCGTATTCAGTTCGGCGATGGCGCTATCGTTCGTAACGGTTTGATTTCTTCTGATGAAAATCTTTATGTTCAGTACCTCAAGACCAAAGGCTCAAAGGCAAATGCCGTTGGCACTACAGGCTCTATCCTTTCAACAAGCAGCGACTTCTTCGCTACTCAGGCAGGATCTGTTGTTGACATTACTCCGAACATCCAGATTACTTTTAACAGCGACATCACAAACGGTACTGATTTTGAAACAAGTGATTCCATCAAGAATCAGGCACCTCGCTACTATGCATCTGCTGGTAGATTGGTAACTAAGCCTGACTTCCTTGCTTACTTCAACTCCTTGACTGCACCAGTAAAAGTAAAGAACGCTGCTGCATGGGGACAGGAAGATGTTGAAGAATTGTTTGAAGGTGGTCACACAACATTTAAGTACTTGCAGAATATCATTCTTTACTGTATTGCTTCAAGTACATATAACATCAATGGTAAGTTGAACAGCTACAGAAACGTTCTTGACGATGATGACAATTCATTCGGAGCATTCACTGTATTTGGTTCGGGCACCACATATCTTGAACACTTGACGGACTACATCAAGCTCTTGCTCAGCTACGATTCATTTAGCAAGACACAGTATGAGAAGAACCCGTCAACTCAATGGCAGAAGAACATCAAGAAGATTCGTGAGAATGTTCAAGATAAGATGATTATGAACACTAAGATTTACGCTATGCCGCCATTCGTGCAGTACTTTGACGTAGTCGGTACTGTTGAAGTGGATTCGTTGGCAAAGCTCCAGAACTTCAAGGTAGAGGTTGAAAACAAGATCTATGAGTGGTTGGAAGATAACACATCATTCAATACCAAGATCTTCAAGTCTGACTTCTCTAAGTTCTTCCAGCAGCGTCCAGAAACAAAGTCAGTCAACCTTGACATTAAGGTATCAGAGATTATTAAGTCTACTGACGCTACATTCATTTTCAAGCCAAGACTTTTGACTGAGCTTTACTCAATTAACCGCAACCTTCCTGGTTCTCCTACTTCTATCACAACTTCTAATTACAGCAACTATAACACGATTACCATTCCGAAGGTTGACGCTAACGGCGTTGCGGTAGATCTTGACGCATTCAAGGACAAGAACATTGCAGTTAAGCTCTATAACAACGGACAGTTCTATAACGAGTTCCAGTTCACACCTTATGAAGTGACTGAGACTGCAACGAACATCATCTTGTCAATGTATGGTTATCAAACAAGCCAGTTGAGAGCCATCTCCGATGACGCTACATTCTATATCACGATTGCTTCATCTGATGACTTCGCTTCAACTTCAAACTTCTCAACTGCAAATGCAAGATCATACGGCTTGACATCAGCACAGGTTGCTTCTATTCAGCAAGATCTTGTTGACTGGATTGAGAACGCAAACGTAGTCAATACTGCAGAACGTCCAATCGTGCTTCCTTACTTCATCGAGTCAATGAACAAGACAACTCGTGAGGAAGTCATTACAAGAGTTGGCGCAGTTCAGTCTGGATATGAAACTGAATTGACTGAAAAGGCATTCTGGCAGTACATGGTTCCGCAGATTATCAGTAAGTACTACAACAGCACTTATAATGATATGAATGATGAATCAGTTGACGGAGATAAGTGGCAACATATCACAAATCTTGTCGTTGACATCTACAAGCAGATGAAACCGACATTCTGTGACTCTGTTCTTGACGATAACAACAACATTGTAAATTATTCAATGGACAATGAATTGCCAGTTATCCGCTTGAACATTACATATAAGTATAGGGCATAAGTTTATGATGACAGTGAATACTGAATACGATGGGTTTATAGCAAAGGTTCTTATTACCTCCGATAGCGGTAATGAGATTGACTTGCTTTCAAGAGAGTTCCGAATTGACATCGGTGACCGTTTGAAGGCTATGGGAAGTTTGACTGACTTCCTTAACAACCAACCCACAGACGAAGACACTGACGAGGAAAAGGCAGCAAAACATACAGCTCAGATGGACCTCATCAAAGAACTGTCAACTCCTATTCTTCAAATTTCGTCAGAGAACTACAGAGAGTACTGTAACTCTGATGATGAGTCGCTCGCAAGAAACGGCGTTCAGTTCTGGCTATCAAATGACAAGCGTGAAATGTCAATGCGCTTCATTCCGAAGAACATCATTCATGGCGAAGTCTATGATTTTTCATGGGCTGCTTTGCTTGTCATTGTTGGATTTGACTTCAAGAATACAGTAAAATTTGACTTGGCTTTGATGCCTCGCTTGATTACAGGACCAATCGTTGTTGCAGAAAACAACCCATATTCTGAGCCCGTTCTTTCAGCAGCATCTGCCCGTCCCGACTATCCATTCAACGGTGAACTCGATGTGGATAACTTGTATTTGAATAACGGTGACGAATGTGCTTCTCAACATACGCCGCTCTATACAGTCAAATCTTCAGCATTCATGTGTGACGATCTTAGAGAATTTGGTGCAGAAGATTTTGATTGGACAAAATTCAGATCTGACTTGTTTGACGGTGCTGCACAAAGCGGTATTCCTATACCGTATCGTATTTGCGGCTCTGACAATGTTGAAGATTTCCCAAGACCTGAAAAGCAGAATATCGAGATGATCCCAGGTGTTCCTGCTTCAACGCTTTCAGGCGTTTATGTTTATGACATCGAGCAAGATGTTGAAGTTTCCGCTGCTGAGGGTCAAAACCCGATAACATTCGCAAAGAACAGCGTAAGATTGAGTCTTGCTATCTAAGTGAGGTGATTTATGGCTGGTATGACAACAGAGATAAACAATTTTAATAAGAACAAGTGGCTTATTCGTTTTAGCAATGTGCCGAACATGACTGGACGTAATGACATTGATGTTCATGTGCTCAACAACTACATCAAGTCTATTAACATTCCGGACATCTCAATTCCGATGCTTGAGTCTATCATGCTTCATCACCGTCAGTTGCATCCAGCGACTACTGGTGATAGAAACCTTCAGACTATCAACATCGAGTTCAACATTGATGAAAAGATGAAGAACTGGTTCTTGCTTTATTGCTGGCTTTACTACATGAAGCACGGTCAAACATGTGGTAGAACGAATCTTGATGGAATTGAGCTCGTTCGTGAAGACGCTATTGATGTAATAGAACTTTGCATGCTCAACAACGATGACGAGGTTATCTCGAAGTTGAAATTCCATCACTGCATCATCAATAATCTCAGCTCGCTTGACCTCAAGTATGGCAGCTCTGAGATTGGAACGATTATCGCAACATTTGAGGTTGAGTCACTTTCGTTTGACCTCGAGACAGAAGAGGAATAATGAAACTCAAGTTTGACGCTAAATGCCGTGTCTGTGGACACGACTGCAAAGATAAAGACGACTTAGCTATTCATCTCAACACAATTCATGGGATGAACGCCCACGTCTATTATGACCAGTATGTAGCAGATGCTAATACTGGTAAATGTGCTAACTGCGGCAAGCCTACCAACTGGCGTAACTTGCTTTACGGTTATGACAGATTCTGTTCAGCCCAGTGTTCTCGTCAGTTCATGGAAAAGAACGGAACGACAACGAATATTCCTTGCCCGATATGCGGGGCAATGGTATCAGGAGACAATGCAAACCGTGCGTCTATTGCTTTCAACAGACACTTGAAAGACATTCACGATTTGACTCCGAAAGAGTATTACGACCAGTACTTGAAAACACCTGAAGAAGGTACCTGCCCTGAATGTGGCAAGCCTACTGAGTTCAAGAAGATCTCTGTGGGTTATCAGAAGTTCTGCTGTAACGCTTGCTCTATCAAGTATTCACACCGTAAGCGTAGAGAACAGCTAGACGCCATTCAAGACTTTAAAGACGAACAGCAGTTGAAGGCTGAAAAGGAACAGGCAGTTCAAGAGGCTTGGCAGGAAGAAATGAAACAGCGCCTTGCTGAATTTGATTATGAAGGCGAACGTGCTTCATTGACATATACTGACTGGGCATTTGAAAGGACCTATCCATCAGAAATTACATTCTTCTAATAAATACTATTGGAGAAGTTAGATTATGGCTAGTATGACAGACAAGATGAAGGAATTCCTTGCTAATCAGAATCAAGCGAACAATAATAAGACATCGTTTGACATTTCTGAATCTGCAAAGGAAGTAAATGAAAAGCTTAGCGACATCCACGCTTTGTTTGTCAATACAGACGATGAAGTAACAGACTTGTCTGACAATGTATTTGACTTGACTAACATTGTCAAGATGGTCGCTGTCGAGATTGATGACTATGGCGAGATAATGTGTCATAGCCTTTTGTCAATGCAGGCGTCACTTCAGACTTTGCTTAATTCACATGAGTTCGCTATGATGTCTAGCATCGAGTCAACACTCGAGCGTGGCATGACAAGATTGATTAGAAATAGCAACGATATGCTCAGAATGGAAAAGTCTGAGGCAAAGGCTAATCGTGACGCTCGTAAATTGACTACACAAGCCAAGACGAATGTGCTTGTTTCAAAGAAGAAGGAACTTACATCTAACAAGCCAGAACCTGGTAAGCAAGGCATTGACTCAAAGATGATTGCTGACCAGATGAAGCAAGGCTTGATGACTGCACTTAACCCAGTAACCCTTGTAAAGACATTCTTCTCATTCATTCTTCCTAAGCTTATCGTATTAGGATTGCTTCTTTACGGATTCATCGTTGGATTCTTAGGAGGTGATGTATATGACTTTGTCTGCGCTATGGGAGCGGTCGTGATAGGTCTCTTCGTGGCGTTCATAGCCTTCCAGATAAGTAAGCAACTTATCTTACTTGGCATTCAGATAGCGTGTGAATGGATTAAGGTCGCATTGGCTGCTCAACCGGCGGCGATAGCAATAGTTGCGATAGGCATCATTCTTGTTGCCTTCTTAGCGGTCGCTGCACTTATTGCGGTAACCATAATTGCAGCAGTGCTTGGTATCGTCGTGGCAATGTATGTACTTACCAAAGCAATGAAAGCGATGGTCACATCAATGATTGAAGGAATCATGGGCGTCTTCCAAGAACAACTTGTGAAGACTGAATCTATGATAAAAGAAACGATGACCATCATCAGCACCGTTATTCCGTTGTTGACTGAAAAGATGCTTGAGATGACTAACACTTTGTCTGTTGGTTTGAATAAAGTAATCGGCAACCTCGCAAGTTCGTTCTTGGTGATGGAACAGACTATGGACGGTCTTGCTTCTGAAATGTCCAAGATCTTCAATGGATTGGCTGCTGCAATTATTTCATCTGCTTTGTTTAAGTCAGTCGAGAAGGCAAAGGCTGAAGGTGAAGATTTTACTGCTCGTCTTAGCCCGCTTCACGATACTGTCAGAAGTATTGAGAAGTTGTTAAGAGAAGTCGTCAAGGGTGTCAGAAACAACAGAACAAAGATTGCTCGCTCGACTTACAACAGCAATTCGTCTAATACATATAATGGCGGCGACGTCTATAACACAGCACGAGTAAGTGATGGTATGAAGTCTGTTGGCGAAACAGCAGTACTTGGAAGACCAAGCGATTATGTAACCAATGATAAACTCGATGAGTTGAAGACATCACTTACAACTGCACTTGCTGAAGTTGTTGCTGCTATCAAGAACATTCAAATTAACGTTCCTGAACAGAAGAGCTCAGGACCTTGGAGCTTGTTTGGTTAATGCTTAGAGTTGGAAGACCGACATATCGTCCTACTGAAACACAAAGAACTCCGATGCAGAAAACATCGGAGGTAGTCTTCGAGTTGTCAAGCCAGTCGCAGCAAGCGAAGAACTGGGTTCCGTTCAGAGATGTGCGTTTCTGCGTTACTTTGTCAGAACCTGTTTCATTTGAGATTGCTACTAAATGGAAAGAATCTGGTGGTGCTTCAATAGCAAACAAGTTGAACGACATCTTTAACTCAAACTTGATTAAGATGATCGGTGGCGCTAATGCTGTCGCTGGAACGCCTACTGATGCGTGGTCACAAAAGATTACAGAAATCGGTGACCCGATTGGAATGAAACTCAAGTTCAGAATTTACCATAAGAACGCTCAAGAACATAACTCGTATGCTGAAGCAGGTGCGGGCGAGGTTGACTATACTTATACAGACCTCATCAAGTTCTTTACGATTGTCTGCGCTCCACCTCAGATATACACTTTGAAGAATGATACGATTGGTCCTCTTGTTGCTGCTGCACAAACCGCAAACAAGATAATGACCAAATCACGAGAGGTTTATGATAGCAGAAGAGCCGCTGGTCAAGGCGTTGTTTCTTCATCTATTGACGCTGGACTTGGACTTATCAAGACCGCAGCTGCTCAGGGTGGCCTTGATGGAGTCACCAGCGGTCCAAGACTAAACTACACATTGCTTTTTACTCGTGTAGGTACATTCAATTTTCCAAGAGAAATTGACTGGATAGTTAAATCATTCACATGGACACCAAGTACCCAAATGATTGTCGGCGAGACTGACTGCCCCGAACCGCTTTGGGTTGACTTTGATGTAGATGTTGAGACTAACTTCGCTCCATCTAATGCATTCGTTACTAGAATGTTTACGCCGTTGAAACACGCGGCTACTGATTAAGCATAGAATAGATGATCATCTAGCTGTTTATTGAACAGCTTTAACTGCCAAGTCTGTGCGGCAGGCTTTTGGTCCATTGTGCAGTTAAGCGTAAAGTCATAATAGTAATGATCATTCACTGATTCATTCCATTCTTTTGATGGAACGACATTCCAACTGCTTACATAGACGATAAGCGGCTCTTTGAAAAGCCAAGGATAAATTCTTAAACCAAACAAGTTGGCGCCGAATACTTTTGGATTGCTCAAACGAACGTTTTCTTGATTATACTTGTCAAGCGAGATTGCGTTCTGGCTTCCGAATACTTGATTCATTCCAGTTACGGCTGCTTCTGCATTGACCTGAGTCTTAGAGCCGTCACTGTTTGTTCTTTCGCCTTTAATGGCGTCCTTCAAGTCTTCAAATGCTTTTGCTGCACCATCCGCAGCTCTTGCTAATGTACCGATTGCATTGTTCACACTGAATGAACATGCACTGTTGATAGGCGTAGTCATAGCAAGTGTCAAGAGCCATTCTTTTGCAGAAGTCATAGGCTTAGAACCTACTAACTGTCCAGGATAGCATCTAAACTTGATTGAGAATGAAATGTCACCAGTGTCCTTGTAAGAACGAGCAGTCAACTGGTCTTTACGTCTCATGACTGCATACTGCGATGTAGCTGTCTTCTGTCCAAGGAACTCAAGAAATTCATTGTTGAGCAACTTATCGAGTTCTTCGCCAACAGAACCGGCAGGCGAGTTGGCCCATTCAGTTGACATTGAGAACGGCGGCAATTCAGTCATGATTCCGTCGCATACTAACTGTTGCTTTACTTCAGGATAGCCAGTGAACATTACGAAATAGTTGTTTCCGTATTCTTTAAACTTCTGCTTAACGGTATCGCCGTTGAAGTTGAAGTTCTTGCCATCAAGTTGGCCGTTTTGAGCGATGAGCTTTTTCCAAGCATCATAATAGTTCTTATCAGAAGTGATAATTCCGTTTGGACCTATCTGGGTGTAGCTGTGACCTTTATCAACCATTCCCTGAGCAATGGTAAGATGGTCAACATACTTGCCTTCTGCTTGGGCTTGACGAGCTTTATCGTATTCTTGCTTAAGATCTTTATTGAACTGGTCTTTACTAGCCAGTTCTTTATTACGAGCATTTATTTCAATGTTTGCATAACGCAACATTAATGTTTCATCAAGCGTGCCTTTCTGAATCTTTTCTTCATCTTCTAAAACTGCTTGATAAACCGCATTGTCTTTAAGAAAACGCTCAATACTTTTATCTGATGTGTCTTTACCCTGCTCCTGCAGAGTTTTGAACGCATCATGCTTCATAGCCTCTCGCTTGTGCTTTATGTATTGCCCAGCTTGATGCTTGCTGTAATCATCATTTGCGTTTTCAGCTCGTCTCATTGCCATGTATATTCCTCTCCTTTTATTTATCCGAATAAATAAAATAAAGAGAGTATTATGTTAAATTATAGTGAGATTTTTGACATTCGTAAAACGACTTTACCGCTTGGAAAGAAGGACCTTTCCGGGGTTTTGGCTAAAAGATCGTTCATGGGATATGTTCAGTGTCCGTATAACCGATTGGTTGACACGCTGAAGGAAATATCTCAAGCAGAGGTTTATCAGATTTCAGTTAACCCGCAGGCTCTTTATGCCGCAGGCAACAACCCGTTCAGTCATGCTGACGTAGTCATTCAGGTAGAAGGTCTAAGATCTTACGATGAATTCGTTGATAAGATCATCAACTCGCAGGATGGCAAGGAATGGACTGACTTCATGACTTATTCAAGAACCTTCCAAGATGAAGTCAAGAACATCAAGATAGCAGCTATCAAGAAGTACTTATGGAATGAACTGAACATCAACAACTGGTTTGAAGAAGCAAATGTTCGCCTTCCGCCTGCCAGCAAAATGAACCTTGTCTCTGACTTTGAATTGTTCAAGAAGAACGTTCTTTTGACTGACGACTTGCAGTCATTCATTGATGCATGCGATGAAGGTGAACTCAAGACTGCTTCTGCTGTTTTGACTGCGACATTGGTAAAGATGTTTGACAAGTACCGCGGTGAACTTAATCACCACATTTACAACAATACACGCCGCGAACAGAGCATAATGATTAAAAATCCGGTAATTAACAGAATCTTCATTGTCTCTAACTACGCAAGACAATGTGAGAAGGACTGGCCGAAAATCAAGTTTACTTCGCTTGATAGACGTAGCTTTGAAAGTATCAGTTTGTGGAATGAGGAAACGTAATGATAAGACATAACTTCTTTGATTTCAATTACGATTACCTAAGATTTGACACCACTTGGGCATTTGAGTGGGACGTAGAAAAAGAGGGCAATGGAACCATCCAGTTTGACCCGTTTACTCGTGCGATTGACGGAGAAGCTGGAAATAGTCTTGTTTGGCGTTTTAACGGTGATGTTGCTTCAACTGTTCATAACGAATTTGAATGGAATCAAGATCAGCCTTGGCTAGAGTATCATGGAGCAAATGAAGATGGCACAGATACTGACGGCACTGGCCCGAATAGCTATACAGACTTATGGGACGCTTCGCATCCGGACAACTTGACCCGATACTTGTCCCCATTCGGTTCAACCGGCATGATGACATTGACGAATACAGTTGAGACTGTTATCATTGATACAGTCCCTCCTCGTTTCGTATCTGATGCTGGCACTGAATACATTATGATAGCAACGCCTGACGATAAAGATAAGACAGGCAAAATCAGAGAAGACTTGTCTCGTGAAGTAGAACTTGTATTCCAAGATCAAGCTGGACTTGACTTCAAGTACTTCACTATTCAAGTACCTGGGTATGGCGTCATTTATGATTATGACAGACAGACAGAAACACAGACTGTCTTTGATGAAGACGTAATCGTCAAGAAGTCAATGAAGGTCTATTCTGACGGTTTCAATACATACAAGATCAAGTTCAAGATGAAGTATGTATCTCAAGACTTCCAAGATACTCTTTCTGAACATGGACTTGTAATTCAAGTCTGGGACAAGGCAGCAAACCATCAGTCATATACATTCGGCGATGGATCTCTTAATGATAAGAAATGGATTTTTATAGATGCAAGCCGTGCTTTAGACGAGTTTGAACCGTTGGTGATTAAATTCACTGACATAAACCCGCCTTCCGGGATCCTGGAATCCTCTGTAGAGGGTGAAGCGTGGGTAACTATATACAACCCAAATGACGAATTGTGGGTCCTTGGAATGAATTCTATCGTGGAGCAACTTTCCGAGATTTCCAACGGCTGGATAAATCCGTCTACTCTTACTGACCAATGGGTTGACCCTGAGTTAGGCGACATTTCTGGATACGAAAAGACAGGAATGGTCCGCTTCAAGATAGAGCATATCAATAAGTCAGGTTTAACAGAAGTTGAAGTTTGGTGCAAGACTGGCCTTGCTAAGTTTGACGATATCTTGAAGACAGTCACTTACGCAAAGAACAGCATTTCTTGGATGGTGATGGATCCTGATGGACGTCGCTATAACCTCAAGCCTTATGTTCCGAATTACTTGAAGAATACTGACTACTATGACTTCATCAAGTTCTTTGAACTTTACTTGAACACAGTCTATACGAACATGACTCGTGGAACCAACATTTCAATTCTTGAGAAGATTGCAGAAATTGGTGACTTCCTTGACATTGACAAGATTGAGAACTATCTTGTTCGAGAATATGCTCGTCATCGTGGCACAGAGTTCAGCATTGACCTTGAGACTATGCTCAACATGAACCTCGGTTTCTTCAACCCAGGCGTAATTGCTTCACGTGACGAAGATGATGTTCTTGACATCGTTAAGTATGCCTTGAAGAATCTTCCAATGTATAACCAGTTGAAAGGTACTGATAAAGGCATGATCATGGCTTTGAAGATGTTCTCGTTCGTCTGTAAGTTAGTACCGCTCTGGGTAAAGATGGAACCGCAGGTTGAAGACAACCCGAACTTCATTGAAGAAGATCGTCTTTATTCATTCACTGGCTATTTCATGACTTCAAGATTCAACCTCGAAGTTGATGCGACTAACTGTGACTTCAAGGACTTCAATAACAACATTGATGCGTTCATCAATTTCATCAAGAGCATCAAGCCTATCACACGAATCTTGAACTTGATTAAGTACACAATTATCTCGAACGCCGATGTTCAGATTGCTATGGACACTACTAATACACAAAAGACTGAAGGCGAATACAAAGATTATGTACTTATCTACAATTACGCTGACATTCAAGAAATGGCAAAGCGTTCAAGACTTAATGAAAGCACTGGTCATGTTGAACGCCTTTGGTTCGGTTTCCGTCCAGGCAATACATCAACTATTGCTGACGAGAATGTACCTAATATGTACACAACTCTCGGAACATTGCTTGAGAAGTACCGTGGTAAATTTAAGTTCACATACAAAGCAAGATCTAAAACTATCTCACTTCAATACTGGGTATATGATGAAAGCACTCAGCAAATGAACGCAGACACTATTTGGTTCACATACAGTGACCCGTCAGGATTAGATGACCGAATAAATGCAGCATTCGTTCAGCTTACTGGCTATGATGAAGCATACGTCGCTAGCTTGACTACTCCAGCACAGAGAGCTAACTACAACGCAGCCAAGGCAAACTTCACTAAGGAATATAAAGTTCTTCAGGCTAAGATTAATGAAAGCACTGATATCGTGAAGGAATTTTCATTGAAGAACGTAAAGCCTATGATTCTTGACAGCGGCTTCTTCTTCGTTCCGTATGAAGGTTCTGTTGAAACTTATCTTGCTAGCATCTTCAAGTATATGTTCGTTGAGAATGACTGCCTTGAGTTCTTCAACAAGTGGTCAAAGGTTTCTATCGGCGACCCTTGGCTCTACTTTGGTCACGGCGGAACACAAATCGGCGATACAGTAGAAGTCAAATTCAGTCACATCCCTGGTACCGAGCTTTATACCTTTGAATAAATATAAAAAGGAATAAAGTAAGGTGTCATTGTGAATAGTTACGATAAGACAAAACGTAGATTAGTTTTTACCGATGAAGGCAGAACTACCGTTTTCAAGCAAGGAAACGGTCTTAAGTTCGCCAACATCGGTTTTGCTTTAGTGAAAGATTCCCGAAAGTACTTGTTCAAGAAGGTTCGCGGCGGATCTTCTGAAGAAACAATTACACCAGATTTTAGCAAGTTAAAGGATTTAACAATTTCTGATATTTTAACTAACTGCGATGTTATATTCAACAAAGTTAGTTATAAAGATGTTGGAGGCTCGCTGCAGCCTGTAAGTTACAAGCAGCAGTCAAATGCTAAGAAGTCACTCGCTAGCTATCTGTTCCCAATCTATTACAGCTACCAATTTGATGAAGATGAGGAGGCTGACAAGAAGGCTTACATCTCATACGATGTTTACATCAAGCCCGGAATGATTTCTATTGCTGATTGGGCAAATGATCTTGAGTTTGATGCGATAATCTACTTCGCATTGCCATTCAAGCCAGAGCGTCAAAATAAAGGCTTAGGCGATAAACAGACAGCAGCGATGTTTGGTATTAACTACTTCACTGACGATAAGGTGATGATTCTTAAAGACCAGAATGCGCGTCTAGTGTTCAATGTAGAAGCTCATTTCCACTTTGATACATTTGACCCAGTGCCGGTTAGCTTGCCAGCTGACTATAATCCTAACTGCTTGCATATTGTAAATAATAAGGTAACGAACACCGTGCTTACAGACGCTAATACTTTGGGCACGACAGATAATCTTTTGATTATGTAGGTGATGAAATGGACTCAAAGCTTTATGAAACATTTGCGAAATTGAACATCATGTCTCCCGCTGCTGACTCTTATGAAGAGTCTCAGCCGCAGTTGATGTTTACTTTTGTGAACAACAAGAATAAGTCGTGGAAAGGCCAGATGATGGCCTTCAACTACACTGACGGTGACCCGGACAGCGAATGTCCGCCTTTGTTCCGCATTCACGAAAAGACATCAAAGACCAAGTCAAACATGAACTTTGACTTGCTTGGTAACAACAACCTTTACAGAAGTGGTAAAGGCACAAGCGGTAGCATTAGCCGAAATTCATTCATCTATTCTCAAGACAACGAATTAGAGAATTTCGTTCATGACACGACTTTCATTAACTCCGATGACAACTATGTAGAGAAGCACCTCTACAACCTTGATGTATTTGACTCAAACGGCAACACATTCCGCGGTGGCTGGGATATTCACGGCAATACTCCAGTTACACACGATATGAACTTGTTCTGCACTGACAATTCTATCTTCACTCCTGCTTATCATTACGTCAAGGGATTGGTCACTCAGCCTAACGGAACAAAGAAAGAAGTTTGGAGATATTCTGGTGGTGACCTTCAAGGCCAGACTTTGATTGACTCTGACCAGACTCAAGTTTACGGATTTACGAATAAGAATTATCACGGCGTCGCAATTTCTTCACCGCGTAACCGTCATACTCTTGCTGACACTGCTTCTTATGAAGTTCAGATTGGTAACGAATACGGTTACACTCAATATGTTTCTGGCGGTCTTATTGCTATCGGTCGTGGTTTGACATACATCAAAGGTCAAGGCGACAAGATCATCTTAGGTAACTGGAACGCAAACGATACGAATGATAACGCAGTGCTTATCGTTGGCGACGGTTTCGCAATTGACCCATACATCACAAAGAACCTTCCTAAGTTGAAGAAAAATGATAACTCATTCTGGAGAGCATTCTCAGGAACAGGCGATAGAGTCAATTATTATCGTCATAACTTGATGCAGGTCAACCGTAAAGGCTACATCGGTATCTACAGCTTTGATAACCCACAGACACAGTGGGCTCAGTATGGCTTTGACGGCATTACTGCTCGTGATGGCAATAACGTCTTCAAGATTAAGTATCAAGATGTCTATGCTAAGTTGAACGCATACGACACAATGTCTGAATATCAGGCACTTATTGACAGTTACACAGAAAAGGTTAGAGAATATACACAAGCTGTTCCGAAAGCAAAGATGATCATCTTGTCTGAGTCTACTAACCTTAATACTTACTATGATGGTAACCCATCGTTCAGAGCTGGACTTTCTAATAACACTGTTGTAACGGTTACAGTTCAGAATCCTAATGCGGGTGCTGAATTCTCTTGCAGCATCACAGGCCAGATTAAGTATGGCGATGATAATGCAAGAACTGAAACGGTTACAGTAAAGAACTATAACTCTGTTCAATTCTTGTATGTAGATAGCAAAGACACTTCAACTGGCACTCGCATTGTCGGTTTTTCAAAGATAAATAATTAAGATGGCAATTAAGTTTACAAAAGAATTTCGAGAGAAAGCAATTTTCGCGGAGAACGGCACTAAGTTCGTTCTTCGTGGTTTTGCATTGCTTCCGCATTTTAATTATTCAGAGGAAGAGATTGTAGATCTTACGCTCAAGCAGATCGTTGATGATGAAAATGAAATCATCACAAATGAGACAAAGCGTGCTACTGACCTTCTTGACAAATTATTTGATGTTCAGTACATTCCTAACCTTGAGTTGAAAGGCGATAACTGCGAACGATTCGGTTCATACAAGTTTCACTTGAACCGTTTGCTTAACAGTGCTGCAGTTTCACGAAATGAAAAGCTCAGTACTGATAGAGACATTGAAGCTGTCATTCTTATTGGCGAAACCTATAAGGAATCAGCAACACAGGTTGAGTCAACTGGCAAGTCATTCCTTGCTGCAGTTCTTACAGGACCATTCACACTTACTGATGGTAATGACATCACCATCAACCTTCAGTTCACGCTTGCTATTCTTCAGCAAGGCGAGACTTTGGCAAGTGCAGAACTTGATGAGAACTACTGGCACCCAACTGTGACTGAATTGAACCCAAGCGAAATTCATTGGGAGACTGGTGAAAAGAGTACTTGGTTTATTCCGTCTGCTTCTAAGACAGCGTTACCAAAGAAAATTGACCGCTACACAAATATCCTTAAGAAGCAAGGACTTGACGCTGCTCATATCGAGAACATTGATTGGCAGCCTTACACATTGGTAATAGCGCCAGTTACAGAAAGAAATGAAAACATCTATAACATCAAGTGCCGCATTAACATTTGGGACGATCGTTCTGTTCGCTGCACAAAGCCACAGATGTTGCTTTCAGTTGATGACCAAGATAGAGGACATATTGGTTTTGAAGCAGACGAATCATTCTTCTCTTTGAATGAAAAGGCTGGCGATGGAAATACATGCTTTGACTTGTTCAGCAGAGACAAAAACTTCCAAAGCAGCGCCTTCCAAGGTTATGGCGTTGGTAGAATCTGTGGTCAAGATGACAAGATCTTAAAAGATCGTGATAATGCTCGTGATACATTCTTGATGGACACAAAGAATAACACAATCTTTGATGGCAACTGGAATGGATTCTATGCTTCTGATAATAATACATTCAGAGGTTCAAGTAACGTATTCACCTATGCTGCTAATGAAAACAATATAAGTGAACTTAACGCTATCGATGATCTTAACGATAAGATCAATGCACGTCATAATGTATTCATTGACTCGACTGGCATAAATGTTGGTGACGGAAGATCTGGCGCTGCCAATGTAACAATGATAGGTGCTGAAGGCTCTATGGGACATGGCCTTAACACACATATCCAAGGTTCAACTGTAAATAACACCGGCATTGGTGAGAACCAGTTCTTGGTCGTTGATGAACTCTCTAAGAATAACATTTTTATTGGACATAAAGGCTTGCTTTCAATTAAGAAGCCTTATAACGATATGTCCGTTATCTTTGGTAAGTTCAACGCTGATGATAATCGTTATGGAACTTATTACGGTGGCGGAGTAATCCCTTATAACCGAATCATGATGGCAGTCGGTGACGGCTACTATCGTCCAGGACGCATACTTGACCCAGAAAATTATGATAAGTTCGGTGAGGCTACTTCCGGCAATAACGATACATGGGCACAAGCTGGTCGCGGTGACGTGACAAAGCGTCTTAACGTCTTCTCTGTTGAAAGCCGCTCATACATTCCTGTCGTTCACTTCAACGATTATGATGCTCGTCCAGATGGCAATGACTATAATCATCAAGTTGATTCATACTTCGCCGTTCGCGGATGGTGGGATAAAGAAGCAGATAAGATTGTTCAAGGCAACATGGCTAACCAGCATAACGCTTTGTTCTCACCAACGACTATCTACTTCACTAAGGATAGAGCACATAACGAAGAATGGAAGATCCGTATTAAGGAACTTGAACTTCTTGTCAAGGACAACTACATCAAGGACCCGAATACATCGCTCAACACATCAGATCTTGATAAGATGATGAAGAAGAGCGTTAAGGGTACTAACGTCTTCACCTTGCCGCTTGAACCGAAGTTCCACTATACTATCACAAGACCTGGCCGTAAAATTGAAGGCTACACAAAGGGTATTTGCGGTAAGTATGGAGTCAAAGGCGTTTATGCTCGTCGTGACGCTCTCCCAGGTGATGACTGGAAGATTCACTTTGACGAGAAGGACGACATCATTACGTTAGGCGATATGGTTCGTGCTATCAACACAATTCATAACCGCAAGATCGGCTATGACATGCTCAATGGCACTGACAGAAATCTTTATACCATCTATGCTTATAACGGTAGCCTTGAACAGTTGTGGATAAAGGGTATCAGAACAAGAGCCTATTCCGCTAACAATGACAAGCGCTATCAGACTTTGGTTAAGATGAACTACGTTGACCCAGCTCAAACTTACAGCATCGTTTACTCGAACGATGGACATCATGACAGTTTCGGCGTCATGAACTGGAACTTTAATACCGGCGACGAAGAGAGCCATTTCTTGACCTAATAAATATCCCTAGAGGGATAAATGAGTTTTGCTACACACATGGCTAAATACTTGGTTGTGTCAGACAACCCGCCTTTAGATTTTTATCTACAGGCAACAACGAATGCACTAAATGACTACATGGCTGAGCTTGAGTCTATAATGACAGTGCCGCACTTATACATCAACGGCACTTACATTATTCCTGGCTCGCCTCCAGTCACAATCCCTCTTGTTAATCATCCTGTTGGTTTTTGGCGAAATAATCATATAAGATTTACGCTAAGTGAAGTGAAAGCTGCGATGTGGTGCGGAAATCCCGCAATGTCCTACATCAATTTGTTTACTCTTATCGGTCAAAAGATAAGTCTGAATTTTAATCGTCTATCGGCTATGCCTATCATCAATGGCCCAGACGCTCCTGTAGTTCTGAACACGGCTCACTTTGCTGCAATAGGATTGGAATTTTTCAATAAGCTCCAGATATTGGGCAAAGTATTGACACCAAAAATGACATACCAGTATGAGAGCTTTTACATCAAAAAGGCAATTAAGTTAATCTTGCCTATGCCTTCCGCTCTTGCTGGCTTCTGCAGTTATGGCGGACCGTTCACAGGCACTATAGGAGGATCCCTTGCTCGAGCAACCTAACTATCTCGAAATTCCAATGACAGACCTTCCATCGAGTGGTCTGATGTATGGTAGAAATGCCAAAGTTGAAGGACGTTTTCTCAACGTAGGCGATGTAAAGTTTCTTTCATTGCTTACACCTGAAAACGCATCTGATATCATCAACGCTTTGTTGCGTCGTTGTTTCAGATTTACAAACTTGAGTCTTGACTCATTGCTTCTCTGCGACCGCACCTATCTTATCTTCTGGTTGAGAGCTAACTCTTATACACAGGACGGTGGATATAAGATAAACATCAAGGAGTGCAGTCATTGTGGAAAGCAGTTTGTTTCACAGATGTACATTGATGAACTCAAGACGCTTCATTTGAAGGAAAGACCAAGCACAGTCATTCTTCCGCATGCTAAGTGGCGTTTGGAAATAAAGATGCCTCGTGTTGAAGACTTGCGCATTACTGATGAAGACAAAGATCTTGAACTTGTCTGCCGTATGGTCAATGCTGGTACACAGGATCCTAAGAGCTTAATCATGCAGCTTGACGCAAATGACTACGTATTCCTTCTTGACTACTGCAAACAGTTCAAGGCTGGATTTGATATGAACGTAGAACTTGAGTGCCCGCATTGTCACGGAACCCATACAGTTGAACTTCAACTTACAGAAGACTCGCTGTTTGCTGCACATGAACTCAAGGACATTATCAGAATGACAACGCTCATCACCAAGCATACGAACGTCCAGATACCTGACTACATGCCTTGGCCTGAACTTGAAATCTTGCATGACATTACAGACGATATCATTAAGGAAGAAAACGAAGAAAACGCTAAGGCGGAAGCAAAGGCTAAAGCAAAGGCATCTTCGCAGGCTGCTGCACACGGCGTCCACATCTAATAAAGACTAACAGAGAAAATTATTAGGATTCTTGATGGATCCTAATTTTTTAGTTATATTTTAACTATAAACATTTGCGTTGAGGAAAACATGGCACAGTATGTAAACAATAAAAGATTAAAGGAAGTGTTGAAGTTATACAACACTATGAACATAAATGATACAGGTGACTGGTGCCCAGAATACTTAGTGCGTCAAGAAAAGAAATATCTTCTTGGAAAGATGTCAAAGGATGACTGGGAGCAGTGTAAGGAATTCATTCATAAGCGAGTCAAAGCGATTGAAGAACTTCAAGAACGTTATGCGAAGTTCACGCCTGAAGAACGAAGGGCATTTGACAAAGAGTTTGACAAGATTAAGAATGAATTGTGCGATATGATTGTTCTGATGGCTATCGGACGCATCAATTCTTTTGGCCTCCGAAATCAGCTCAAGAATCCCGATGATATACAAGATATCCAACAAGACGCAGTCATCAACGCATTCCGCTACCTAAATCGTTTTGATGAGAACAGAGGTACTTCTGCTTTTGCTTACGTTACCCAGCAGATTACCAACAGCATCGTTCTCAACCTTAAGAAAATCAAAGACCACGAAAATACCTATCTTTCAGGTTGTGATTGGTTTGATAACATCAACACTGTTGACGATCCACATGACGGCGTCAGCGGCTTAGCAAATTTCATAGAATAGGAGTAAACATGAAGAACATTAAAGTCAAAGCGTCTCTTTTCGAAATTCAGGCAGTCTACGAATGGCTCAGAGCTAATTTCGCAAATACGACACTTCACCCAGAAGTAGCATTGATGATCTATCACAACATCAACTTGCTCTCTAAGCCTTATGAACAGATTCTTAAGGGACTATACAACGAAAACAACGACCCGCAGTTTAAGGAATACACCGATAAGATGCGTGCTCTTTATATGCAGTATGTTGACCGTGACGAGCAGGCCAAGCCTAAGCTCGATGAAAGAGGCAACCCGTTGATTACCGAAATGACTGTTGAGTTTGCTGAAGCAAGAGCTAAACTTGACAAGGAATACGATGAACTCAACAAGAAGTTGCTCAAGAAGAATGAAGCAAACTTCAACTACTTGAACCAGCTTGTTGACATTGAAATCGTAACAATTCCGTGGGAACGATTGAGCGAAATTGGTCAAGGCCTTCCGCCACTCATGATTGGGTTCATCTCAAAGGAACCTGTTCCTGAAAAGAAGTAAAATTATTTCTTTAGGCCAAATAAAAACCGAGGTGAAGAACCTCGGTTATTTTATTTTGTAAGGAATGTGAACGTTGACTTACTGTTAAGGTGACTTGTTCCAAGACCAGTAAGGTTACCGTTTCTATTTCCACTTGAGTCAATGCGTCCAGTGGACTGTGTGTCAGATACGGTATAAAGTTCACCTTTGTCATTACGAAGAACTGTAATGATGTGACCAGCTTCGCCGGCGCCTTTCTTACCATCATAATCAATGATAATCTTATCGCCTTCCTTCAACTTACCGCTCTTCATAGCAGCAGTAATCTGATTGTTGAGAGCTGCCAAGTCACCGCCGAATGTCTTAGTCTCTTGAGCCTTATAACCAAGTTTCTTCCAAGTATCAACAGAACCAGCTGCGTTAGGCGTTACTGAATAAAGTTTAGCATCTTGATGAACGATTGCTTCAAGAAGCATGTTACCAGCCTGACACATACCGTCTGTATGAATACCCGATGCACCGACAATACCCATTCTAACAAGAGCATCTGAAACATCAGAGTAGTCATTGATGTTGACGCCTTCATCTTTGAGTCGCTTAATGATATCATTGATGTTCTTTGTTCTAGCTGCTTCACCGTTCTGTGTGAGTTCACGAACACGGTTTCTACCAGTACCAATGTCAGGTACTGTATAGTCAATGTCAAAGGTCTTTTCAACTCTTGTCTTATCAGCGACTGCAAGCAACTGTCTGCCTGTCGCAGAATAATCATCTTGTCTTACTGTATTTGCTCCAACCAACGAATTCTTTACTTTGCTGAGCTTTGCTTTCAACTGTTCATCATCAACAGCAAAATCTTCACTGATTGCTTTGACGATAAAGTTCATTGTGATGCTTACTACTGAAGGACCACCTGTTCTTGCGAACTGTGGTTCATCATAGTCCAGAAGTTCAACCCAATAGCATCTGCCCTTGAGAATCTTATACATCATGTTGTCATATTCACGAACGATGACTGCCAAACGCAACGGAGTGCTGTTGAAGCTAAGTGCTGCTATATCGTCAGCGAACTTCGTGACAAACATATCATCTGTTTCTTCAAATGTGATAGACAATGAACGAGCGGTAATATCCCAAACTGGAATTGTGAATGAGCCGTTACCATAATAGATAGCGCCTTCGCTTGTATTGCCTTCTGCATCCGTGAACTTTACAGAACGAACTGCATACTTCAACTTTTCAGGCAGATTGCCGTCGCCTTTCGCAAAATCCACAACGAATCTAAAAGGAAGTTGTGGAAGCGTATGAAAGAATTTCTTAACTGCTAATCCCATCTTATTCCTTTGTGTATTCGTC